TGATCGTTCACCTCCTTATGACAACGGCTATTTTCAGCAAAGCCGGCCTCCATAAGATTTTGTATATTTTCGATCATCAGTTTAAGTTCCCCGTTAGTAGGTTGGGGCATATTGATTTTAATTAATTTTATCCCATTGTGATTTTAGTTGGGAGCGGGTTTTGATTATGTCAGGATTATATTGAAAAGCACTAAACCTAGCACCGGTTGGTCCAATATTCTCCATTCTCCCATTCACCCACTCATCAAAAGACTGACCAGCTTGTTTGGCTTGTTTGATTGAAGTAGTTAGGTCATCTGTTTTGGCTTCTTGGAACTTTACCGGTTATGATTTGTTTGGCTCTTGAAATACCGAGTAATTTTTCCAAAGCAATCTGTTGGTCTTCTAACCCTGGTTTTCCGAGTTCAAGGAATTTAGAAGCTAAATCACCAACTGCACTTTTAACACCAGTTCTAATTCCACCTGGGAAACTATTTGACGGAATAACAGTCGGATACAAATCACGCATTTTAGATGAAAATCTGATTAAGTCTGAAGGATCAGCACCTTCATATCCTAACTCAACAGCCTTAGTATAAGCTGTATCCATAACTGATTCGAAGGCTGGAGCACTTTGGGCATCTGATAAAATTCGGCGCAAGTTAATCTGTGCAAATTCAGCTGGATTAGCTGTATTAGTAATGTTTCCAGGTGATTTCAAAATTGTGTTATCCAAATCATCTAATAACAAAACAGACTCGCGATATTGTCGATTAAGCTCACGAATTTCTGGACTCAATGTATCTAATTTATTGCTATAAACTTCTCGGAAAATCTGAAACATTGATTTTAGGTCTCCGTTAGGCATTTTAACTAGAACATCGCCAACACCCTCCATTCTTGCTTCACGTTGAAGCTGGCTGAATAATTGATCTTTCTGATGAACCTGCCTAGCAGTAATTCTATTTAATCCTTCGGTTGCTAACTCGTATAACTCATTAATCTTTGATTGTTGAGCTTTGGAATAAAGACCACCAAAATCTAATCCAGCATCCGTCACTTTAATCCCTGCCATTCGTAATCCTTCCTCCATCTCCAATCTGGCATCACCCATTGAAACGTATTTGGTCGGTAAAGCGTCTGAAGCAGTACCGATTTTTTGGCCAATAGACTTTCGTTCATCATTTAGAATGGTAAGAATTTCGTCAGCAGATTTTGTAATAGGTGAAGTCGGAGAAGTCACCTTAAGTGTTCTATTAACATCATAAGCAGATGAAGACGCATTCTCAACCATTTCTTTATAGGCATTTTTTGTGGCCGGTGAGGCTTGCTCTATAGTATTTATGATCCCATCATCTAGGCCAACTTTAATAGCTTGAGCTACATCAGGAGTAGCATTAGCAATTCGTTCTGCACGTAAAGCAGCTTGTTCAGCACGTGATTGTAGTTTTTCTACTGCTCTTGGTATTCGTTCAGTATATTCACTAATCAAACTTCCAGCAGTTGAAGGTTTTTGAGCAACACCTTCAGCTGACTTTAATGCTGCTTCACCAGTTGTTTTTAATGCGGATTGTTCTGCTTCTTTTGTTAATCTAGAAGCAAATTGTTTACCAATAAAAGACGCTTCCTTTTCAACAGTTTTTACCAGACTTTGAAATGGAGCTTTTAATAATTCAGGCGATGCAAAAGTAAGAACGAAATCAGCAATTTGACCACCAGCCTTAATGTTTCCTGCTAAAACAGGATTTGTCTCTTGTAATTTCTTCCATTGAAAACCTAATTCCTCTACATTTGTAGCTAATTTTTTACCAAATTCAGTATTGAAAGCTAAATTGAGGCCATCTTTAATTCCCTGAGCATCTATTTGATACTGTTCAGACATTGTTTTATCACCTGACCTAACACCCGCAGAGATATTGGCAATCCCCTTTAATCCTGCTCCTAAAGTTTCAGTTGCAATTTCTGTTCCAACAGAACCAAGTTCTCCTAAAGTTTGGAAAACTGTGCTTGGCCTAGATTGACCGCCAGCCGCTTCTCTTGCCATCGACCTTGAGATATTTTCAGAAGCTAAAGAAGCTCGATCAAGAATCCTTACCCCACGGCCTTTTAAATCTTCATAAATGCTAGAAAAAATACCTTTTTTCTTTTCTTCAGGTTTCTGAGGTGATACTTCGTTTTGTGGTTGATTTAGTTGTGGAGCGGATAAAATTCGAACAGACATATTATCTAATTTCAATAAAACTTCCTTTAGTTAATTCGTCCTTCGTCACTACCGCATATTCGCCAGTTTCAATGTTCTTAGCGAAAACTTCTCCTGGATTAGGTTCGCCGAAGAATTCAACCATTAATTTTTTAGTTGGCAAAATATTTCCATTTGATATATCAAATGCTTTTTTCGCCATTGTCTTAAATCGATTTAACTCTTCTTTGAAAGCTGCTTCAGACATATCGAAGTAAGTCTGTCCCAATGAGTTTGTTTTCGTTGCATCATTTAGAATCGTTGCAGAATCAGAGAGAATTTTTAACTCACCTTCACTTAACGCACCAAAAGTCGCGCCTTTAGCTTTTGCATTGATCAAAGCGTTTAGGGTTTCTTGACTAGTAATTTGTTTTACTTTTGAAGCAATTAAATCTGCTTCACCAGAGAAATTGCTATAAGCAGCTGCATTTAAAATGCTTCTACGAGACAAGAAATTTGGGCCAACCATCAAACTGAGAGCATTGCTGTCCAATACTGAATTAATAGTATCCAATCGTTGGTTCAAATCTTGTTGAACTAACAGCTGATTTTTGTATTCTTCAGATTTCTTTAAAGTCTCTGCTTCAATTTGTGCGGGTGTTTTCTCGACAGTAATTGGTTTATAGACTCCATTAACTAATTTATAGGGTTGGCCGTCTTGAACCAAATCGGGTTTAATATCGACTTTCGGAGTAAACTCTGGAGCAGTTCTAATGTCTGTTCCAACAGCCATATCGAAATTTATTTCAGGAGGTCTCGCAAATCCGACGATAGTAGAGCTGTCTAAAGCAACTTGTGCAGTGTTTGTAATTTTACCGTCATTATTCCTATTAGCTTCAGTAAGACGGATTATTGTTTTTCCGGTATTCGAATCAGTTTCAACTGAATTCACCACAGCGATGTGACCAGTCCAACCACCAATGTTTTGGACAACAATATCACCGACTTGCACCGGATTGTCTTTTCCACCGATTGAATCATCAATTATTGCTTTCTTTTCCTCTAACGAATTTCCGACCCTCACTGATCCGTTTGAATACCAGCGGATAAATTCACCACATTCACCGGTAAAATATCCGCCTTCTGGGTCTGCCCAATTAAAATCTGTTCCGTCAGGTATAACACCGCTATAATTAGCTGAACTAGGACCTGCATAAAATAACTGCCCAGTAGTTGGGTCGAAGTTCCAAGGTTTTCCTTCACCGTCAAATTGCAATTGAAAATTGTTTTTAGGAGACCCGATATAACCTAAATTTTGAGTGCTAAAACCTCCGGTTAACGGATCAAATACAACTGCTGTTCCGCGACCAGTATTGTCTACTTCTAATTTCCAATCTAAATCATTCGACTTCATTCCGTAATATGTGCTTTCACCAATAGTAATCGGCTCGCCATAAGGGATTTTATTTAACAAATCGACCATCTTAGTAGCCCTATCCATATTATTGGTCTCCACAGCTGCATATTGCTCCATTTGAGCCATTTCCATCATTCCACGGGTAGTCCCTGGTAGATAACCAGCTTTTACGTCATAAGTCTCTAAAAGACCTTGAGGGATTGTATCAGGGTCAAAACCGGCACTCACCATAGCGTTAATGCTTTCCGAAACGCTATCACGCTGTAATTTGGAAATTTGAGCCATTGTTTGAAGCTCATTTAAATAGTTCGCATTAGCTTGTTGAATATCTAGTTTATTCTGACGAACTGCATCAAGTTTTTTGCTAAGCAATTCTAAGTCACCGCCTTCTTTTGCTCGTTGAGCTTCATTCAAAGCGTCTAAACCGGCACGGGTTATTTTATTCAATTCAGCTACGTGTTGATTATTCAGGTCGTTCATATACTGAATACCAGCCGAAGTGACGTTTAAAGCTCCCATTCGAGCTAATTGAGCTCTGGAAGCTCCAGAGGCTATTTTTTGAGCAGATTGTGCAGCTTGAGTTTGTTCTTGAACATTCCTTTGAATATTAGCAACAGTTTGGTCATAAGTGGTCTGATTGAGTTGCTGAATCCTGTTGAATAAATCTGCTTGTTCAGGAGTTAATCCAGAAGTATCGGTAGTTCCTGAAGGTATACCAACATTTTCAACACTTAATGTTCCAGTTCTGATTGCTTCACCTTGAGGATATTTTTGTGTCCGCTCTTTAATCTGACCGTTATAAGGTTGATAATCCAATCGGTCTTGATCAATAATCTTTTGTGATTCATCAAGAGCTTCTCTGGCAGTTTCAGATGTTTGAGTCTTTTTGCCGGTTTGGATAGCTATGGCTTCTTCAATTAGCTGTCTAGTAGCCGGATTAGCTTCAAGAGCTTTCGGGACATCAGTTCCTGCCGGTAAACCAATATTTGATCCACCTTCTTCAGGGGATTTGAGAACATTAGACAAGGTTTCTTGCTGGGTCTCTTGCATTCCAGCTTTGGCCGCTACCTCGCTTTGAATGCGGGCCATTGTCGCTTCAGGTGATTCAATTGGTTGATCGGGCATAAATTAGAAAATTAAACTTCGGCTCTCAAAGCCCAATTATTATGAATTACAAAACCTTTACGTTCATCTGCTACCGTCGTGACACCCCAAACAGGAACAGGACTTGTTGAAATTCCCGTCGGTTGATCGGTGCTTAAAGTAGCTTTTAAGGTTCCGTTTATATAAAATTTTGTATCACTCCCTGCTGTAAATACGATTTTATAAACATTTTGATTTGTCAAAGTTAGACCCGCAGAAATATCTGTTTTTTCTTGTGTTGTATTATTAGCTTGGGAAGCATAAATAGTTCCATCAGCGATATAGAATCCAGCATGCCTTGTGGTGTCGGTGGCATTAGCGGGAATAGCAGCTGGAACACCACTATAAAAACCGAAGAAAATATCTTGATTTGTTAATACATCAATTTCGGCCGTAAAAGTGATTTCTAAATCATTATCCCATCTAATGTCAGTAATTGCCGATAGATTAAGGTCACCCGCGATTCCTATTCCCAAAATAACATCACTGCCAGTATTTGCGGTCGTTTCAAACAGTGTCCAAACTAGAACGTGGTAGATCGATCCAGTGGTAATGTTTTCAGTTCCATTTCTCAGTGACCCAGGAGCACAAGTGACTTTAGTAAGAGCTAATTGTTCTGTTTCTATTTGTTCGAATAAATTATGACCGTGCAAAGAATCCGCAAGCGACCCATCTGTCAATGTCTCCGCCTCAGCCGCACTAATGTCAGTTGAGCCAAAGAAAGTCCCAGCCTCAGTAAGTTGAGCCGCAGTAATAGTCGCATTATCCAACTGGTTAATCTCAGCTGCACTAGCCGTAATTGCGTCAATCAAGGTCTTGGTAGCCGCCTTGTTAGCACTTAAGAAGTGCGTTGGGGCGAAGTAGATAGAATCCGCGTCAATCGCTGCACCCACACACACTGTTAGTGTTCCGGCCGAAGCCGCTAAAGTTCCGGCCGTATCGGAAATGTAGATTAAATCACCTTGAGCCAACCCAGATTGGTTGTCATCACGACCGAATAGCAATACACCACCGGAAATTGCTACTCCATTAGTTCCGGCACCCTGGGCAATACCCAGAAGCACATTTTCACAAGTTCCAGTAGCAGAAGCATCCGCTAATTTCCATTCATTATCGGTCGTATCCATGTAAACTACCTCACCAGCAGCTACGGTCTCACCAGCAGTTCCAGCAATAATCAGTTTATCAACGTTTGTCGTTCCGGTTGCTGTGTCGTCTACATACTTTTTAGTAGCCAATTGCGTATCATCTGTAGGGGCAGAATAACTGTCCATTTCAGGAATATTTGGATCAGTGAAAGTAAAGACACCAGTAATTGTCTCATCATTATCTTTGCCAAGTAAATCATTATAAAAAGCAGGCGCATTAGTCATTAGAATAATCTGAGTCCCAGCAGCATGCGCTTTGCGGTTAGCCGTAACTGCTGCATAAGGCGATTTAGCTGCAATACCACGCTCTACAGTTAATGTAGTAGAACTGATACCGGTCAATCGAAAAAACTCACGATTAGATGATGAGTTTGGCTCAAAAATACCCCAAACTTCATCACCGAAGTCGGTCATAGTTAAAGTATTGCCGTAAATATCCTCAACCGCTGCTACCACGACTGAAGTGGCAGTGGAAGAAACATTAGCCGTTAAACGAGTCGGTTTGCAGGCCGTAAATAGACGCGAATCTGACATAATAGTTATTTTAGTGCTTTTTTATTATTTACAACCGGAGTAGGCAAAAGTTTTACATCATAGCCAAAGCGTAGAATCTCCCATCGACTTCCAGCTTCATCTGATGAAACTTCCAAACTTACTTCGTAGAATGGGACATTTGGTGTTGTAAAATACACCCGAAACTTCTGCAATTCATTTGGAACGTCTTCTTCATTTATCGGTAAACCTAACGGATTAATACCCAAAACTTCATTACCTAAAATATTTTCTGTTGACGCTTTTACGATATAATCGGTCTCGGTACCAGCTAAACTCGATTCACGAATTTCTTGCGTCCCCAGATAATTATAGCGTAATTTGATATTGATTGTCGTGCTTTCTGAGATATAACCTTCAAGAAACAACATTCCAAACTCCTTTGGATTGGTTGCCGAGCCAAAATTGTTATAACTGAATCGCGCTACCGCTTGATAACCAACTTCATTGTCTGTATAGGTATCAATTTCTGCTTTATAAACTTCAGGTGTAGTTGAAGATCCAAAATACAATTTATTTCCGTAAATAGTAAAACAATTTGCTCCCCAACCATAAATTGGAGCTTCCCATGCTTTCTTTTGGAAGTTATAGGTTAAAATAACATTGTTATATGAACTGTCACTTTCTCGACAAGTAATATACATCTTCTGCTTAAAGAAAAACCCAGCGGAGGCATCAAATACCAAATCATTTACTAAATTTACAATTGGATCACTGATTTGTTTTGGTTCAGCGTAATCAACTACGGAAACACGAGACACTTCTTTTACACCGCCTTCCTTAGAAACATAAATCAAAGCATTATCCACTTTGAAAACTGACAATCCAGTAACCGCACCAACGCCAGGGGCATCAATTAATGGATAAATTTGTGGTAAATCAGTCGCATCTTGCGTGAATGTCAAAGTCTTAACCAGATCTTCTTTAATGATATAAATAACATCTTCTTGTTTACCTAAACCAATAATTCCACCGCCGCCTTCAGGTGTATCAATAACACCACCCTCATCAGCACTTCTGGGTGATAAATATGTGAAATCAGTCGCATCAGCAATAGTCGAATAATATAAAGTGCTTTCTTGTCCAGTTATATTAGCAATATAAACTCGAGTATGGAGGGTCATTAAAACATTCCCCCTCGGATTAGCCGGATATTCCGTTATTGACTGACAAACTGCCGCATTGTCTAAAGCAGCCGGAACACTGCCACAACCGCTGAAAGTATATTGATCGTCAAATCCTGTATAAGAAACGGTAGTCGTTCCAATTCGTAAGTTACCTGAACCCGAAAATTTTAATTTTCTAATTTGAAATGTCGGAGTTCCTGAAAGTCCAGTAATTGTATCAAATGTAATCCGTGTTGTTGTGGTATCGGTGATATTTGCAATAACATTTATTTGAGCTCCGTCAGTAATAAGGACATAAAAATCATCATTCCAAACATCAGTTGCCCAGCTTGATGTCGCTATGTCAATCGTTGTGGTCGAACAAACTGATGCTGTTCCAGAATAAAAAACATCTTCTGTTAAAACACCATCAACTACTACTTCGGTTTCTCCACCAGATAATGCTCCATTCAACATCGTATAAGCACCATTCCATCTTGAATAAGGTTCAATAGCATTACAGAAATAAACAAAGTCGCTGTTATCAGTATTTACATTATGATCAGCAAAGCCAAAAATTTGTCCGGTGGTATAACCGCTGTAAAGATTAGTCCAGGCGGCAGTATCAGGGTGATAATACTCCAAAACCGTCCCATAAGAACGCATCATAATCTCCGAGCCATCGCGCTTCTTAAAGGTGTACATGCTTTTAATCGGCGTTTGAGTCGAGCTGGACGCACCAAATAATTCACTTCCTTTGCGCACGGTAATTCGGTCGCCGTCGTTTAGAACTACATTTTTAGAACCTAAAATCAAAGCACCGCCAGGCATTTGCGTCACGTCTTTTTTGTGGAGTAGTCCAGCGTTAAATTCTTCGATTGTTTGCCATTTGGCTTCCATACTAATAGTAGCGTCGCGTCGGACGCGAGCGTTCGGATAAATAACGGATTTTGTAATTTTGTAATGCCTGCGTAAATCGAGCTTGTGCTACGCCCATTTCACTGAATTGCTCTTTCAACATGTGAGCATCTTGTAAAATATAGTAGAGCAATAAATCAGCTTCTTGATCCTCAAGTAATAACAAATCATCAGTAGCAGAAAACGCCGCTTGATTTGTTCCGGCGGCACTTTGCACAACATAGGTGCTGTAATAGTGAAGTTCCAATTTTTCAGGAGTTTCGCACCGAATATCATCAATCAAAAAGTCTGTATCATCAGTCTGTGATGAACTGTAAGTTATCCGAACAGATAGATAATCAACTGAAGATGAATCAGGAGAGCCGGTTTCAGTGGCTGTTGCCCAGGCTACGCCAATTCTATTCCAGCCATTTCGGAAAGCAGCTCCGTTATATTGCGTAGTAGCTGACCCTGACCAATAAGCTGACGCTGACGAACCCCAATAAACTGTTACGCTGGAGATGTAAGTTGAATCTGGAATATTAACATAAAGAAAAATCGTTCCTGCGTCTTCTTCATCGGATAAATCAACCGCATCCATGTCGCTATTATAAATACTAGCATAATTATTGGCTGATTGACTAACATCGAAGTCAAAATTAAGGCATCCTGATCCTTTCTTTTCATTTATCTCATCTAAAGTGAGATTTAATGCATCTGTAGTAGCATCAGCTGTCCAAGAACCATTATCAGTCAATGAATCGCAGTTATGCAGCAATTTAGAGCTTCCAGCACTGCCATAATTAACCAAAAGGAATTTATTGCCTAGAATTGAATCAACAGCAAAAGTTCGGTCTTCTTCATTAATTCTGAGCCAGAATTCATCAGGACTTTTAGCATAAAAATTTATCGGTTCACCCCGTTCCTGAATGGTAATCGGATCATGAAAATCGGTCGGTAGGGGATACTCGTAAACATTTGGGAACACATCAAAATCATATCTATTTTTACTGGAGTGAAGTCCGAGCTCAGATTGTAAAAAACGCAATCCACGATTTGCGGATTCTTTGATATCGTCTGACGAAACAAATCCGCCGGTTTTGTCGCGGATTAAAGACTGCACCCGTGTCTCCAAATCACTTAAAGTTGTTGACATAGTCTTAAATAGTTACCTTAAATAAAATCCATTCTTTTTCCGTTTTGCTCCACCAATAAATATCTCCGGTTTCTTGGTGCTGGCCATAAACAACTCCGGCTTGAATAGCAAAAGCCAAAATTAAGGGTTGTTTATCAACCCCCTATCAATTTATTTTCTTTGATTTTTTGTTGTTTTTCCATAAGTTCAGTTTGACCCACAAGCCATCAAAAATACTTCATTTCAAATGAAAGTTTATAGATTTTTTACGATAGCTTGTGGAAAAACTGACCTCCGTGTGACCGACTAGATTAAAGTTTTTTCGGCCCTTAATCAGCTTTGTGCCAATTGCCATACTGTCGTTTTACCGAACAGTGCAGGTGATCAGCTATGGCTCGTCCCCTAAATAAGAGAACGAGAGAAAAGATGATCAACTCTCAACTTCCTCTTCCATAAAATTATGGATTACTTATTAACAAAATCAGGGACAGGACTTAACTCGGAAACCCGAGCGAATTTGGCTAGGGCTGCTAAAACTAAACCTACTACTATTTTAACACTTTCTGCCTCAATTTTAAACACTGAAATTAGAAACCACGAAATGAGGACAACGACCAAGAGCTCTAAGACGTGCATTAAGGTGCTGAATAATTCGGCTTTCATAAACTTAGTTATTTAAGGGTTCACCTTTTAAGTTAATTTTTGGAAACATATCCCAATCCTCTTTTGTTATCGGTATAGCCTTGCCGGAAACCTTGCCTTTGTTCCGCATCAGCCAAGTCGCCAAGAGCTTGCCTTCTTCCCCAATGATCAATTTGCCATCTAAGTGCAAGGCAAAAGTTCCTGACTGCTCAACTTCTTGAACTAAGATGTCGTTAGGTAATGAAATAGGCATAGAAGGCGTTTCAATTTTAGGAGTTTTGAAAAATTGGATGGCTGAACCGAAACGATAATTGAGGGATAGGAACTTAATCGTTTTATCGTAGCTGTCATAGATAATGAACTTTTGCGAGTCGGCAGCTACCAGTTCAACTGCGTGATTGCGAATTGTGTTCCCCCCATCAGTATAAAACACCTCATTGTTATAAATCTTCGGCCAAGCATAGACCGTCACTTGTAGAGGCCCATAAATCAATCGGTTGGCCGCTTCGTTTACATCAACCCATTCCCATCTTATTTCATTTGCCTTTAGCCATTCTTGCCCGGCATCTTTTAAGTATTGGGGGATTTCAGAATAGTAGTCATACCAATTGAAAACAGGATCGCGCTGTTCTCTTGGATAAGGCCATGCGTCTTCCGGCACAACGCCATCTAACCGAAGGCTCTCAGCCACTTTGCTGAGGTAATTTCCGTTCTTAGTCGTTCCGCTCATCTTTGCTGTGAAACGATCAGAGAAATCTTCTTGGTTCTTTTCTACTCTCGATAAGGTCTCAAGGCAATTAAGAGCTGAGAATGACACACATGCGGCCGTGTCGAAGTAAACCCCTATTTGATATTCAGCCCTCGGCAAGTAATTAAGATAATTACCATCCTTCAAAATAACCTTGTGCTCAATTGGTGTAATACCTCCGGCCCGATAATCTTTTGGGTTTAGTTTTTTCTCCCTAAGCAAGCCGTAGTTCATATTTAATTTATTAGTTCTCTTAAAACTAATTCTATTAGAACAACAACTAATGGGACATAAGCTAAAACTTGCCACCTAAAGCGCGTATTCTTGATCACTTGGCCGTTAAGCTGTTTCAAGTGAGCATTAACCTGATTATGAGCCTCAGTATTAGTTTCAAACTGAAGTTTGACTAAAGCGTGCAAACTCTCAATCCGCTCACAGAGGACTTCGTTTGTTATCCTCCCAGACATATCAACAAATAACAATTATTTGGGGGATGAATGAAGGGGTATAATCCACGGTCAACTTCGGGTCTTGAGAAGTCCCGGTCTGATTAGAACCGTAGAATTGGAAACCAACTGTCAAACTCGAAGCTGACATTAACGGATCAGTCCCCGTCACTGCATAATTAGCTTCAAGACAACCAAAATGAGTAACCCCAGATTGATTGATGTGAACTAAACCCGAAGCATTAAGTGTCCAATCGTTATAGCCTGCGCCAATATCCGCATAGGCTTTGGTTGTTGAAAATTCCGTGGAACCAAAGCCATCATAATCCCCAACAACAATTGCCGTATCGGAAGCTGGGGAACTTGAATAAATATTACAGGCCGGGACAGCACTACCGGAGGAAAATTTGTTGGAGTAATTAAAAGAAATAACCGCTGAATTTATCACGCCTGAAATTGTTGAGGTTAAAAAACCGGCGGAAATTTTCCGAAGGTCAGTGTAAGGAAGCGAACCATTAGTCCCAGTTGTTATAACATTAGAGAGAATAGCATTATCAACAACCGAAATCCCTATGGTCTTTGCAATCTTTGAAGCCCAAGTTTCTTGAGTAGTTTCGCGAATATAAGCATCCGCCGAAACACCTGAAACCGGATAAATGACTAGCGAACTAAATCCAAAACTCAATCTCGGGAAAAATCGATCCGCAATTAGTAAATCCCAACAATGTAAAGCCCACCAGAGAGGGCGAAGGGAGTAATAAATCCGCTTGGCGAATTTGGGATGTGTCCGCAAGTCAGCCTTTAAGTGGACAACCCCATCTTTGACATAAGGCCCAAACTTATAATATGTCGGCCCTATCTCAACAATCTGCTCCTCTGGACAATCCTTATGAATCCTAAGGAGATAACGGAAAAGTCTCTTGGTAAAAAAATTGTTCAGCAAAAACACCAAAACAGTTTGGTGCTTTTGAAACCATAGAGTATCGAAGGCTAGGAATGGCCCGTTATTCTTATTCATACTAAGGCAGTTGAAATTCCAAAGTAACAATCAAACCTTTAGCTGGAGTAGTTGAAACAGCATCAACATCAATCCGAAGCAAATCGTTGGTTGCCACATCGTCAGCTGCCGCATTAATTACTGCCGCAGTTGCCGCTGTATCTGAACCAGTTTCTCCAGAGTCAACTGTGATTTTAGTCGATAACATATCAACCAAATCAGTCACGTTAGCAATTTGAATATCAGTGGTATTAGTTGTTCCAGCTGTAATCACTTGGGCGTGGACTCCGACTAAATTCATTCCATTTAAGTCGCTGGTGACATGGAAATAACCTTTTCCGTCTCCAGTAGCTGTATCAGTAGTATAATCGAAAACAACAATTTCAACTGATTTTTTTTGAGGCGAAGCTAACTTATTTGAACCAACGCCTTGAATTAAGTAGGTTGCCGTCTGTGCTCCGACTACAGTGTTATTTGAAATAACATTGAAGTCATCTGCCGCAGCAGCTTCCTTGACAGCATAGGCAATTTTGTTGACAGTCGCAGAATTAATCGTATTACCGATGATCGTATTATATGTAGACGTTCCAGTTAAGAGAATTGCTGCATAAGTATTATTTATTCCTTGTCCTGATGCTAAAATCGAGTTTCCGACTACCGAACAATGGTCTCCACCACCTAAATAAATTGCCTCTTTTTCACAAGTTGTCATCACATTATTACTTATCATGACATTGCTAGAAGTATTACAGTCGATCAAATAATCTGTCGCTGTCCCACCTAGTAAATAACAATTGGAAACAGAACAATAAGTCCCAGCAATATTCAACGCAGCATTTCCACCAGTGACAATTAAATCACAATTACTAACTTGAGAATTATTATTTATAGATAACGCATTCAAAACATTAGCATTTACAGTTCCTATTTTGCAATTTACTACTTTAGATTCTGTTCCAACGGTCATTACATTGGTCCCAGAACCGGAGGTGAGACTAAAGGCACAATTATTTATAAAAGATCTAGTTGGTAAGTTAAAGCCAATAGCTGAAGATGTAAAATTTTCAATAAAACAATCAGACATTAAGAAATCATTTCCAGTCACGGTCATAGCGGAAAGAAATTGCGAACCTTCCCACTTACATCTAGTCACTTTAACATTAATAGAACCATTTATATCTAATCCTTCATCTTCACCGTCATAAAAATAAAGATGATCCACTACAAGACCACTGCCTGAACTCTCAACTAAATCACCAGAAGAAACATTGGCTGAATTACCATCTAATTTAAAGTTCCGCAACTCACAATCTGTGCCAGAAATTGTGAAGATGTTGGCATTCAAATTAGTATCTGCTTTGAAGATTGTCGTCCATCCAGAACCATCAATAATTGTTCCTGCAGTTGTAATAGCAATCGTGGCAGAAACAGTATAAGTACCTGGTTTTACTTTTATCGATACTTTACCTGCAGCAATAGCTGAAGCAACATCTGTATAATCGCCTCCTGACGGCGCAACAACAGCATCGTAGACTAATTGACCGCTTGAAGCAGCAGCGTAAGAAAAGGTGCCGTCTCCGTTATCAGTTAATGAACCGTTTGGAAATTTGAGTTTATAAGGAAGACCAGAGGGCAAACCATCTTCTTCTTCAATTCTTGTACGAGATTTAATTACTGCCATATGAATTATCCATCACCCAAAGGTTTAGGTTATTAAGCAAAATAAGTATATCGAACTCCTTCTCCATTTACAGTCGAATCAATATAAACAGTCGCGAGATTAGCGGTATCAAGTTCAATTGCATCACCAGGTTCTAATAAGACACCAGTTCCTGTTGCGATTGTTGCATCGACTCCAGAAGCACCAACAGCGATTTTTCCAGTATTATCAGTTTGTGCCTGAATAATTACTCGCTTGCAAGCAGTTGAAGCGGCTAATGCTTCATCAGTTCCAGCAGTAGTGACAGTTTTGACTCCATGACCAATGGTTGTCTGGGCAGAGTAGGTTGTTAGTCCACCGGCTGGCATCGCCCTGACATCAACATAAAGTCCGTTAGCTCCAACAGTAGCTCGCGTATCATCAGTGGCATTTTTAATTTCAACAGCACCGATTTCTACATCACCAGTGGATAGAGTGACTGATGTATCAGTTTTTGCTTGATTGATTTTATAAGCCGCTGAAGTTAAAGATGAGGTTGTGGTAGCTTTAACCCCATAAACATCACCAGATTTGTAATCAATACAATAAGTTCCACTAGCAAATCCTGATGTGATACCAGCTAGTTTATTCGCCCAAGTATCATTCTTAAGTCTCTCTGCTCGATCAACAGGAAATCTAACCTCAGTAGTAAAACAATCACCTGTAAATGATAATGATTTGTCATTGAAAGTTGCTACTTTGCCGCCCGAGGCATCTAAAACTGGCCGATTAGCTAAAACACCATGAACAGCTACACCCGCAGCTTGTCCGGCATCAATCGTTCGAGTTCCAGAATTTGAGTAGTAAAGTGAAACTGTTTCACCAGTGATACTTGCTACACTCGATGAAGTCGACATGTCATCGGTGCTCAAAGGATATTGAGCCGATACTTGTGAACTGTCATCGGGATGAATTAAATGAGACATATTACTCTTTATGGTTCAGGTTCGTTAAATTATTTAGAAGTAAAAGGTTTTCCTCCCTGAAGTTGAATTAACCGTCCAAGTTCCACCATACCAATCGTTCCACCAAGGAAACTGACTTGGATGTGGTTGTGGCCAAAAAGTCCTTTCAAAATGGATTACACTGACTCGTTTGGCTGTCGGAGCTTCATTTTGCCTTTCTTCTATCTTCTTGAATTTGCCCTCTTTCAAGTCTTCAAGGTCGAGTTTGAGGACTCGCAACTCTTCCTCTATCCGCTCTTTTTCAGCTTTCTTGTTTTCAATCGCCTCAAGTGTCTTGCGGAAATATCCCTTAAGTTCTTCAAGCTGTTTATCTTTTTGTTCTTGCTCAACTTGTAAAAGTGCGTCTTTGTATTCTTTGGTCATAGATTTCCTTTCTACCAGCTCCTATGGCTGGGTGGTTGAACCTGAACCAGAAGGAATAATCATCTTATTGGTGAGGCCAAGTTATCCTTGACCCCACCTCACCATAAGACGGTTACTAGCGTCCTAAGAGATCTTTTATCTCTTGTAAATCGCTATTAATGCGACTTGGCACCTCAATCTCAGCTTCTTTTTCTACTTGAACTTCTTCTACTTCTACTTTTACTTTTTCCTTTTTTACTTTAGGCATATTTCATTAGGTAGTTGTAGGTTGAGCCGAAGTAATGTCTACTGCAGACACAACATGACTAAACACATACAAGTTATCATTATTAGTCCCGTTTACACCAATATCGGCAAAACCATGAACCATTGGATATGAAATATAGATAGTTCCTTTAGTTGTTCCGTCTGCAGTTGCTACCGCTTTTGAACATTGAACTCCGCCAGCTGAATCAAGCGAAGCCATGAAAGTCGGTCGAATAAAGTGGTTCGTGAAGAGAATATCTCCAGCAGCTGCCATACCGATACACAAAGCATCAACACTTGAAGATGAAATCAACCAAGTGCAATCGCGGAAAATGTTTGATTTGCATTCCTGACCAGAAGTCACTTGATCAATAGTCATGACTTTACGGGCAGCAGAAGTCAATAACGTATCGCTTCCGAACATACAATCAACGAAGGAACAAGAATCTCCACCCATTAAAACTTCAGTTGCGGTCGTTAAATCAAGGTTATCTACGACACCGAAGACAAATGAACAGTTGGCATAAAGATTACCTTCGCCACCTTCTTCAAGGACATGTAAAGAAGTAGCTTCAGTATCAGCTTGAATGAACTTAAGATTAACGAAGCTATTACGAACACCGGTATTCTTCAAGACATAAGCCGTTCCAACACCAGCAGTTGATTGGATTTTCGCTCCCTGCTGAACTAAACGACCACCAGGGCCACAGAGGCCAATAACATGAACGCGATTTTTGGTCCAAGCAATACCGTCAGCTTCAACTACAGTTGAATCGCCGTCAATTAAAATTACATCGTTCCGGTTTGAAGAACATTTGGAATAAGCGAAAGAAAGCGTTTTGAAAGCATGATCCGCGCTCGTTCCAGAATTAGTATCGACACCATTTCGATAATCAACGAAGAACACTTTACCGAAAGTTGACGGAATACCACCACCCATCAAAGGAACTCCAAACGAAGAAACTCCGTTAGGAAAATTAGTTAAACTCATAAGTTATATTATCTATTTCTGAATTATTGTAGTGAACCGGTATCCAACCATGTTTAGCTAGAAGTTCGTTTTTTCCCCCGTCTTGTTCATGACCATCAATCTCGATGGCATATTTCCCAACAAGGAAATCTATTTCTCTTCCAGCTACTTTGGCTTTAGCGATAAATGGAATATGTTGTTCTTTGAGCATTTCCATAAACTTTCGCTCAGCTTTGGTTGAATGGCCCTTCATTAATTTCTGAATTTGTCTACGCATATCCCTATGACCTTGCCTCGGCGTAGAGAGGATTAGGCATATTAGGGAGTAGCCCGAAGGCTACTCTTAGGTTGTTTAAGCAACACCAGTCGAACCGTAAAGACCCTCGTAGGTTAATGCACCAACAACTTCACGATAACCACCTTTGTAAATGTAGTTATTGTTTCGCTGAGTTTCCCACGGAACAAGAGTCGTCTGAAAGGGGGATCGGACAAAACGACGCAAGTTGTGATTCTCACCGATTAAGTACCAAGCAGAATCAGAACCGCCAGCGGCAGCTCCAAGGTACGGGCTCTGCTTGACCATCAAACCGCTATACTTGAGCGAAATCCAGTTAACAGCATTGTTACCGGTTTCCGGTTCAAGTTCAGAGGCAGTTAATTGAACCGCAGTCTTGAAGAGCTTAGGCGGAACCAAGAGGCAGCGGGGCATAACACCCATCACTTCGCCTGCTTGATCTTTTTGTTCCATTAAAGCCACGATAGCATCCTCAAGGGAAGCCTCGGCTAATGCGGCACTTGACAAGTTGTCAATCGTATCGCCGGCAATATTGCTATGGCTAGCAGAGAACAAATAAGCAGCGTCTGCAGTCGTTGAAACAGTAAATCCATCGCGGATAAACTTCATCGCACTGTTATCAGCACTGCGGCGAGCTTTAAGACCGAAATCACGCATCATCATGCTGACAACTCCATGGAGTTCATCATCAAGAAAGCGTTTCGGAATATCGACACTTTTCCAATAATCAATAACGGAAAAGGTCTTCTGTTGTGCAACGCGAGGAGTATCACTCGGAATATCTTGTTCTTCCAAAGTTTCTGCGAAGAAACCAACACCTTTGTAAGCTTCCTCAATAACAGCTGCACGATCAGTTGAGTCTTGGACAAAAATTACGGGATCTGATGCCCCAGCCACTGAAGGGCCTGGAGCTTGCTCATAATTCGTAAAAACAACACTGTCCAATGCTGTCTTCACGACATTTGCATTCATTCCTGAAGATAGAGACATATTAGTATTTTACGGATTATTAGAGAGCAACACCCTCTTGTAAGACCATTTCTTTAACACGGACATATAACGTTTTGTGTTCAGGATTTCCACCAACAATCAGGAAACCATGGACATCGTTGTCATTGCCTTCGTCTTCATCAATGGTCTGCGTTAATGAAGTAACATCACCAGCAACACAATCGCCAATCAACGCATCAATTTCAGCTTGCGTATCAACATTAGCGGCCGTCGTAGCTTTACATTCGAGAACGGTTTGCGGAGTAATCATTAACACATCGACATAACCGTCAACAGTGCTAGTTTCAGTGGATTCAGTTAAAGCAATACCACAAACAATATCCGTTCCAGCTTCAGGATCACCCGTAAGAAGCGGAATCACATAGTTAGCAGCATCAGCTGCCTGCTTTACCATTTCCCCAGGTTTGATAGTAACCGTAAGAGATGAAGTCGTGCGATCTTCAACAACCCAGCGTTGGACCCAGGCTCCACCTTTCTCAATTACTTTCCAATCACCTTTTGCCATAAAGGGTAAAAGTTATTTTTAATTATCAGACTTTAACTCCAAATTTTTGAAGAAAAGCCTTCTCTCTAGAACTATATTGCTTTGAAGATAACTTGGTTTCAGGTTTACCGCCGGAAATATCACCTTTAGCAGTTTCTAAAGCTTTCTTTTGAGCTTCAGATTTTTCAAGTTGTTTCTTTTGAGCCGATTCGTAAAGATTCCGGTCTGCTAAGACCATGGCTTTTTGTAAATCGTTTTTAATAGCGCGTTTAGTAAGACCTGTTGGTTTCAAATCATTCTCATAAATATCCCTAATCAGCTCTTGCTTCTTAGGATTATCAGTTAATGATTCGAGAACGTCTTCGATAACATCGGCAGTGCGTTCTTGTTCGTATTTGGAAAGAATTTCTTTAATCTTTCCATCTACTTCTGGGAAATCGTCTTTTTCAGAACTTCCTTCAAGTTCTTTTCGTCTTCGACGTTCCTCTGCAAGTGCGCCGGATGTTTTTCGATTTAAGTCCTTATATCGGTCTCGCTCTTCACGAAGCTTAGAGAGTTCCGCTTCGTAATCAACTTCAGAACTTTCAGATTCTTTAGTTGATTCTTCTGATTCAGTAGATTCCTCAACTTCCTCAGTTTCCTCCTTAGAAACATGGTCTTTAACGTCTTCCATATTGACAGAATGTTTTAGTTTTACGCCTTCACATCGTCGGGCAGAAAAAAACTCGCAGCCGAGTGTGGCCACGAGTAGTCCGCAAATCCTTAAAACCTCCGGCAGAAAATCTTAAGTGTTTGCGAGACCGCGCATGGTCACAAACTCTTTGCCGGAGTTTTTTTGAGTTAAATTTTACTTCTTTTCTTTATTAATTATATCACTTTTTTCAGGGATTGTTAATAGGCTCATTCGAACAATTTCTTGCCGCCAATCTTTTTGCCATTGCATCATTCCTTTTTTAAAGATTACCTCATTATCAATTGTTGCTTGGCGCAGAATATAGTTCATACAGCTTCTCAACATCTTCTGTTCTAAGTATTTATAAACTGGAGACTCTAGATAGAATAAGGCATGCTCTTTCAATAATCTTTTAGCAGGCATTTCTAAATCAAGAAACCATTTATCTAAAATTTCTTTAATCCTCATTTTTGAACCCTTTAAGGAAATCAAGGAATGAAGTAACGTCAGTTCTTTCATTAGAAACACTTTGAAGTTGTGATAGATATGCTTTTTCATGATCTTTATTAGAGTTTTTTTTCATTAAATATTTGATATAGGCCTCTTTGACTTCAAGTTCGAATGCTTTTTTCAGATTACCTCGCTCTATTTCGTTTAATGTCTCTTGTTTCAGATCATCGGTCATAGCATAGTTTGTTCTTCTTGCGCCAAGTTAGCCTCGGCTGCGCCAGACACAGGAACTTGGCCTTGAGGCTGTATTCCAATTGCTGGTTGTTCTTTAATAAGCATTTCCTCAGGATCATCACCGAAAGCTTCAACTAACATTTTTGAACGTGCATGCTGGTCAATACCAGGGTCTGCAGCATACATTCGATACTTTTGAAGAATCCTCAAAATCTTTTGAGTTGAAGTCCTGCGTGGTTTGGGAGCAGGAGAAATACTGATATGAAATCGATAATCGTTTACGCTATCTTTATCGACATAAATATATTCTTCTTTCTCTTTAGCTTTGACTTCCATTTTCAAAATATCAGCCGATGATGGAATTTCTTGGGCTTTAACAAATAAAATCTTTCTCTTACCTGTCTTACCGCTTGGAGTCTTAATATTATCTTTGACTACTTTTTCGTAAGCCTCACTAGTTGATAGCATCCAAAGAATATTTGGAATACGCAAATGAGCATGTTGGACATGAATATTGCCGATAAATTGCTCTTGGAAACCTTGCAAGCGCTGTGCTGAACCTACTACAGCTCGCACCTCAGTTGCGGTTGGATCACCTTGGGCAAGTTTTCCTGTAACCATTGGATCAATTGTATTCTCGTCTTGTTGACCCTCAACCATGGCTAACAAATTAAATTCTGATTGGCCGATGCCTTTAACTACTTCAGCTATTGTCTCAACAACACTGTCATGTCCTCTTAATGTTTGCATGCCAGGAATGATGATATCGGTTGATAAAAGTTCAGGATCATCAGTAATAAGCGGTGGCATTATCTTGAGTTTTGTTGCGTCAATAAACAACCGCCACAAATCATTGGTCAAAAGTTGGTCGTCACGATTAACATTAGGAATTGCATTGCCGTAAGCAAACCGTTCATCACCAAAAGGTTCACCAATTTGCCAGACAAACGGATATTCTTTATGTGGAAAAGGAAAAGGATATTCAGGATCAGTTAATAGAACACCTTGAACTACGATTGAAAAAATATCTTCATATTTATCGTAATACCAAATAACTTCAACATTGTTATCGTCGGGATCGATAGACTCAATTTCATTATCAGTTAATGTCCCCTCGTTTGATAGAAAGAACCCAGTACCAGGGTTTACTTTATCCCAGTTGTCATATTTATCAAAAAATCGTGACGCATTTTCATGAGTTGTTAGTTTGCGTCGAATAATAAACGGCTGTTGCTGAATATCCGGTTCAAAGACATCACCAAGATACATTTCATCAATTGGTACATTATCAGCACGGCAGCCTTTGAAAATCGTTCGTTCCACCTCTTCCCATTTAATTTTACCAGTTTCAAAATCAATACTTTGAATATCTTTGACAACTCGTCTGTCGCAAGCAATTTCTTCATGTAAACATGAAGTACCATCAATCGCCAAAGCCATATAAGCGGACAACTCTTTCATGTCAAAACTTTCTCGCTCAAGCGACCAAGTATAAACATCATCAATTACTTTGCTCATTGTTGAATCCAATTCTTCATCCTCATCAAAAGCAGAAAAATCAACACCAATTGACGCTGAAATCCAAGCTGCAACTGTTGCAATTACTTTGTGTCTAGTCTTTTTCTTAAATGCTTTACTCTTCCATTCATCTTCAGAACTTGCCCACTCTGGAACATAACCATTAAACAAATCACGGTTATCATCAAGGAACTGATTAATACTCCGGTCATTTAATTGGCGATAAGAAGCACTGCGTTGAGTTACAGCATCTTGATAGCGGAGTTTAATTTTATTGAGTAGATCTTCAGCTTCTCTTGAAGGTCGATACTCAATAGTATTTTCTAACATATTTAACGATATTTATTTAAATGTTGTCTGGGGCCGGAGTAAGACTTTTCAAGGGCGATTGACATATAACGGGCACTATCTGAAAAATGACTATATTTATTATGTTCAGGTTCTCTTGATAATTTTCCTGTTTCTGGATCAGTTTTGTATTTATAACGCCTTAAAGCTGATAACCCTTCTGAACATTTTTCCTCATCGAATAAGGCTTTATACAAAAACATTCTAGTTGCGTTGATACCGTCAATTAATGAAAGATTAGGGACCATCTCAACCCGATACCCATGATTCTTAATTATATCATAAACTGTCTTTCCTGTACCTAATTCTGATTTTTTTGCATCATGGGGAAGCCATAAAGCACCATAACTATACTTCCGTTCTTTCAAGACATCAATATAATGCAGAATTGATTTTAGATTGTCCTGATAACAATCAATTACATGAGGCTCACCACGGACAACCTGAGCAAACCACAAACTCGTGAAATCCGACCAACCTAAGTCCCAAAAAACATCAACTGGAAACATTGGATCATAAGGCACTTTGCAAATTCGTCCGGTTGTCTTCAATGCCTCTAATTCATCACGATAGATTGCGCCTTCCATGACCGCCCGACACCTGCCAAGCCATACTGTTTCATATGAAACAAAATCTCGTTCTTTCAACAGCTCCATTTCTTTTTTTAACACGTCCGGAAACCATTTATTGTCCATCCAGTTCATCTGCACTACCTTTGCGTCTGGCGGCGGTTTAACCACAAATCGCTGATAGGTTTCATCGTCTTCAAGTTCAGGGTTGAAAGTCACCCAAATTTCAGAGCCTTCACCGCGAATTGTCGGAATTAAAATATCCCAGCTGTTTTTGGTCACTAAATTGGCCTCCTCAACCCAACACCGTGAAATTCCCTCGTATGATTTTATTTTATTGACATTGTGTTTAATACCTTCAAAAAAGAACTCAGTGCTATTTTTGCCTTTGATTGTTGTCTGGCCAATTTCGTAAAAACCATCAAATCCTAGCTTATTTATTTGGTCACTTAAAAGTCGATGAACAGAATCTTTGATTGAATTTTGATACTCACGAGCGCATAACACACGTTGTGGTGATTCCATTCCCTGCACTAATAAAGCAATAGCAGCCGAGTAGCTTTTTCCAGATCCCCTACCGCCATACATCACTTTATAGCGCGCCGGTTCAAAAAGAAACTTAGCTTTCTTTGGTAATTTTATTTTAGCCACTTCGCCGGATACCATAAATTTTACTCTTCAAAAGCAACTGCTATGCCTTTCAGTTCTTTGCCGTTTGAAGTCACGTCAACGCCTTGCTCAGGTTTGCCAAATGCTCTGTCCATAACTATTTGCCACGCTTTAGCGTCTGGAGATTTTTTATAAACTTTAACTTGCCCATCAGCGGTTTTTACTTCGACAAAATGTCCTTTTGCCAAATCTTCAATCGGTTCAATCCAACTCTTCAAATCGTTTTGAATCCTAGCAGTAAGAGCTTTCCTAAATTCTTGATGCACCAAAGTCGGAGTAGCGACCGGTCGCCCTCCTAGCAAGGCATTCTTCCTATTTGCCTCTAGCTGCTTTTGTGAAATAGGTTTTTTTTCCATTTTCTTAGGGTTTATCCCAATTTCCCGTTAAGTTCACTCCAAGCCATTCCGTCTTCTCTAATTGGCTCACCACCTGTTTGAGCCACCCAACGGTTTAGGATTACATCACAATATGATTCCGAGATCTCAAGCATGAAACACTTCCGTTTCATCTGCTCGCAGGCAATGAGAGTAGAGCCCGAGCCACCGAATAAGTCTAGCACTATATCCCCTGTTTTTGTGTTATTTTTTATTAAATAAGCAACAAGTTCAACAGGTTTTGTTGTTGGATGTAATTTGCTTTCCCTTGGTCTATCAAACTCCAAAATACTTGTCTGTGTCCTGTCTGAATACCAGTTATGTTTTCCTTTCTTCTTCCAGCCATAAATAATCGGCTCGTGTTGGTAATGGTAATCCGAGCGTCCAAATACCATTGAGTTTTTTTTCCAAATCAGTTCATGTCTCACCAACCACCCAGCTTCACCAATCATCATCATCATCATCATCATCTGATCCCCCCCCTGACACGCAAACCAGTAATAAGAAGCGTCATTGTTACAAACATCAAGAGCATTTTTAGCGGAAGCAAACCAAATAGGTTTGATTTCTTCTATACTTTTTTCATCATTCTCTATTGTATTCTCTCCTTGTGAGACTGGAGAAACATTGCCGTGAACGGCAATGTTTTTTGCTGTGTATGAAACTCCGTAAGGTGGATCAGTTAGAAATAAATCCGCCTTCCCCCCTCCCATTAGTCGCTCCACATCCTCACGCTTTGTGCTATCGCCAACAAGCAAGCGGTGGTCGCCTAATATCCACAATTCTCCCATTTTCGTCTTTGGCTTTTTAGGCGGTTCAGTATCAAAATCATCTTCTTCGCCGTTTAGGGCGCAATTTAGGGCTTGTGTGACCTCTTTGTCGTCGAACCCAGCGTCTTTGCGCTGTTCATCGGTTAGACCTTGCAGGGCTTCAGCCAGTAAGTCCTCTTCCCATTCGGCCATTGACGCAATCTTGTTATCGGCTAAACGCAGCGCGTCAATATCCTTTTCCGATAAACCTTCAATCCGGACGCAAGGGACATTAGGTCTATCAAGCTGTTTTAATGCCATTAACCTTCCGTGTCCGGCGATAACATTATTCTCCTCATCAATTAACACCGGCGTAGTGAAACCAAACTTTTCAATGTTTCGGCATAAAGCATCAATCTGCTTTTGTGGGTGCAAACGAGCATTCTTCTGATAGGGTTTCAGCTCAGCAATTTGTAAATTCAATATTTGCATATCTCAGGTTCATTTTTACGATCCCAGTAAGTCCAAATCTGCAAAGAACACCCAGGTGGTTTGGGAAAATCCAGGTAGCGAGCCAATTCCTTCCCGTAAACCTTCCGGTTAGATTTGACTTGAATAAACAAAATCCCATCATCCCGTATCGCCATCAAATCCCATAGACCAAATAAATCCTGCTGTTTCTGGAATCGACTTGGGTTCTTAGTTAATTCGACCAGATAACCAAGACCCAGTAAATAATCCCGTGCCTTCAATTCATTCTTCCTACCCTTCCTCCTCGTGTTCACCATATTGATTTTATCATACCATAAAAATCCAAATTCAAAAAGTCAGTTCCTCAAATCCAAACCTAATAAAACCCTCCCCTAAAATTTTTAATTTTAGGGGAGGTTTTTAGGTTGAATTTGACCTGACCGGACTTCATTTCTGAATTTACTAAGGGGATGACCTTATCTTTTCTCCATTTTTTTGCTAACCTTAGCCAAAAAAAAATTTCAGAAAAAAGATAGGGTCAGGCAACTAAAAAAGCTCATTTCTCCGCTAATCTTAGCCATAAAACGATCAAAAACAAAAAGATAGGGTCAGGCAACTAAATTCACTAAAAAAAGCTCATTTCTCCGCTAATTTTAGCTTAGAAACAGTCATTTTCCCAAAAGATAGGGTCAGGCACTGCCTGACCTCATCTCATTTCGTTGCTAACTTTAGCCATAAAATGGGCTTTTTTTCTTCCTAAGTAGTATTTTACGACACATTGTGTGGATAACTTGATATGACTTCATTTCTCAAATCGTGTATGATGAAAAAACTTAAATAACAAACCTGCCTGATTGGCAGTAATTAGGAAATAATTTATGGCTAGAGTAGTTTTTGTTAATTCAAATGAGTGCGAGGATCGCAATATCGCCTACCAGGCGATTGCCGATATGCTGATGCACGAGTATCAGCTTCAAGTCGAAACTGATACCGGAACTGCTTTGTTGGCTTTTCACAAAGGCAGTTTTTTTGTTCAAGCCCTTGGTCCACTGCTGGAAATAAACGACAACGGCGGAGTTATCCCCGATGAGAACAAATCAATGGATTATGCCTTCCTCAAAGCCCGTTATGATTATCGAGAGCCGAAGCTCAAGAACCTTTGGCGCGAATTACCAGCCCTTGTCATCTGCGACTATCTGAATCAACAAATAAAACTTTCCGAATCGCCAAATGTCTCAGTCGATGTCCTGCTCCCTGGCCGGAACGGCCGCATCGAAAATGGCAAACTGCTGGTTGACCGGAAGGACTGGTAAATATGCAAGGCGATTTAGTCAGTGCTTGGGCTATCGCATATGCAAAAGCCGGTTGGTCAATAGTCCCTGCCTTCAATAAACGACCGGTAGTCGCCTGGCGGCAATTTCAAAGCGTCAGGCCTACTATCGAACAAATAGAAAATTGGTTTTCCACTGCTACGGATAAAACGCAAATTGCCTTGGTTTGCGGTAAATTGAGCGGAGTTTCAGTCATTGACATTGATTCCCATAAAGAGGGCTGTGCCTCGAAAAACAAAGGCCAGTGCGACTGTAACCCTGATTCACCGGCCAAGTTGCTCGCTTCCCTGCCCCTAACCCTAACTTCAAAAACCGGTAATGGCGGTTTCCACCTATTCTTTCAATCCAGTGCCAAAGTCAACAATTCAGTAAAACTGGTTCATCCGCAAATGGATATTAGGGGCGATGGTGGAATTATTATCTTACCGCCATCTAGGCACTCGACAACCGGAAAAGACTATGAATGGGGAGATTTGGTGCCTTGGAACTCGCAAAACTTGAAGAACTTGGCCGACTTTCCAAAAGAAATTGAGGCGAAACTGGTTAGTAAGCCCAAGGACAAAAAACTCGACTGGCTGTCCATAACCAAACAGGGTGTTAGAGAAGGATCGCGCAATTCAACTGTGGCCTCGTTAATCGGCAAACTGGTCTGGAAGTTCAAGGAGGAGGACCTGCCGGCTTTGTGGGAGCTTATTTGGGTTTATAACCAGCACCTAATCAAGCCGCCGCTTGAGGAAAAAGAGTTGGCCAGGACATTTCAATCCATAGTCGAAGCGGAAATGGGAAGGGGGATTTATGCCAAATAATCTGCCGCCGCCAATGCCAGATTTCGCATTACCGGAGAAAGAAGACTGGTTAGCCGGTGGATATACCTATCCTGAGCTATTAAACGCCGATTTGCCGGAGCCAAAGTGGCTTGTACCCCATATGATACCAAAACCCGGTTTAATCGCCGTTACGGGCGAATCTGGCCACTTTAAGACCTTCTTTGTGCAATGGTTGGCGACCAGGATAGGGGCGAAACAACCTAAGGCTTTATTTGACGATTGGGATTATCCAGGAGCTTTGAAAGAGCCGGTCAGAATTGTCTTTATTGAGGAAGAAATGAGCGATGTGCAAATGAAAGACCGCTCGGCCTCGATTGATACTGCAGAACAGGAGCATTTTATCTGGTTCTTTTCTAAGGGTTTCAACTTGAAAGACCCGCAAATGGTCACGGATTTGCGCCAATACTTGATTGACAACAAAATTGATTTATTGATATTCGATCCCTTCACCTCGATTTCCGGCATGGACGATGAGAATAGCAACGCCGAGGCGCGCAAGGTTATGGACACAATGCGCCATAATTTTGTGGACGATCCGGAAGTGCGCTGTTCGGTTATCTTCATCCACCACCCGCCTAAAAACTCACCTGGAGTCATTCGCGGAGCCGGTGATATCAAGGGCAAAGTTGACTTGCACTTTGTCATTCAAAAAAAACGCGATGCCGATGGTAACTACTTGGAAAATGTAATAATGGTTAATTGCGAAAAAACTCGTTATAAGGAAATAATTGGCTTTGAAGCTGAACTGGTAATTTCACCAACTGATATTTATAAGCAAATTTGGAAATATAACGGTTCTTCCCGAGACACTTTCAATCGCCAAATTGAAGAAATGCAAATGAAAATAATGAATTTATTTGCTGAAAATGAAAACAGACCAATGCTAAAAAGCGAGATTGATGATTTGCTCGGAATGACCAAAAACGCCAAGTTCTATAAACTTGCTTGGGATAAAATGTTGCAGAAAAAGATAGTTTCAAGAAAAGATAAAAATAGCGGCTTCACTCTCAAGGACTAAAAAAACCGGCCGAAAGGCCGGTTTTTTGCTCTCCCCTCTTTTAGTTCAATAACCACTCACCTGCCGCTCCAATACGCAAAAAATCCCCTAAAATCGGGGATTTTTGCTATCCTAAAGGTAGAGTAGGGGAGAGCCTAGAACACATACTTTTTAGAATTTTCTCCTTTTGTTATCCACCTAATATTGTCTATTGTATATCCCAGATTGTTATTGATTCTGTCTATAGATGGAGCAAAAATATTGTCAAAATCTTTTTGTTTCCATTTTTTATGTAGTTTCCTAAAATTATTTAAGTTTTCTATTTTTTTGCACCAAGAGAAAAAGTCTTCTTTTGTGCACATATCTCTTCCTCTCACATTATATTTTCTGCTTCCGCGCCCATCTACCCTAGATTTCATGGAAGAATATCTATGAGAAAAAATATAATTAAAGTTTTCTCTTATTCGATTTTTGTCGTATTTTTTATAATACTCCCTATTTTTTTTGAAATTTAAACGGACATCTTTTTTATTACATTCCTTACATTTATTAACTGTTCCATCGGACATGTCAGGATGCTTATAAAAAGAAGAAATACTTTTTTCTTTATTACATTTAAAACATTTTTTGGTTCTGGGCATATAAAAATATTATGTTTTATATGCCCAGCTTACACCAAAACCCTTTTTAAATAAATACCATTCTAAAATGGTATTGAATCGGTTTTTTCTTCTTCCTTCGGTGGTACTTCAACCGTGCCGTCGTCAGACACTTTGGCAATTTCCCATTCCGTTTCTGTTCCTAAACCGTGGCGAGTGATCGAAAGCGTCGCCCCAGGTTGAAAATCACCGGTGCGCATCGCTTTGTAAAATTTGCCCTTTGAACCGTTTTGTTTGATTTCCTTCTCCTGTCCTGCACTGTCCTCAAAGTAGAAAACCAGCACTTTACCGTCCGGTGTCTTGAATTCATCCGGTGTATTTTCCGGTTGGTCTTTGACCAACATATCCTTGAATTTCAGCACTTGATTTTCTCCGTCTGCCATTTTATTCAAGAATCGGCTGTTGGAACTGTCTTGTTCGGGAATTTGGTCGTAGATAGACATAGGCTTATTTAACTCCTTATAAAATTCGGAGTGTAATTTAGAAAAGTAGGCTCGTTTGCGTTTTGTCATTTTGGGTGCATATTGGCTTAATAAGATTTATTATAAAAGTAAGCTCTTGTCCGCTTCGTCCAGACAGGTTCGCTTATCCGGTTCTTCCATTTCTCGGCTAAAAGTTTTCGCGCGTCAATGATTTTCCGATAATTGGCAGACGGGTATTCGCGTTCACCGAAGAAATTTTTGAAGCCCAGATAAACATCCACCAACTTATGCGATTGCCTGAAACGATAAAACCATTCGATCAATAATGACTTGAGATAAAAAGTCAGGAATTGGGAGTTTTTGGGGGTATTCGCCCAACGGATTATTTGGTCATCGACCTCCTCTAAATTCTTGACAGTCGATAGAATAAAGGCCACATCCTCTATCTGGGAATTTAGAGTTTCATCGTCTAAAAAGATTGATGCGGTTTTGGTTGAACGGGCGGTAAGAAAAATCTGCATATTGACGCTAGTATATCAGGGTGCTACATTATAAGCAAATAAATTATACACACCTGTTATGCCATATAAAGACCCGAGTAAATTCTTCATGATTCGTATCCATAGGGACTTCGAGAAGCCCATTAAAATCTTGGCCGATTCTCTTGGTTTTACAAGGAGAAAATGCCTAGAGTTGGCCATAAATGAATGTATTAAGAAGTATATAAAATAGTTATCCACACCCAGACTTGACTAAGGTGCTACTCCTAGCTATAATATGAGCATAATCAAATAAGCCAATAAGCCGTATGTATTTAATCAAACAAATTCAAGAGTGGCGCGAGAAACAAGGTTTGCCGCGCTATAACTCACTCAAAGAAATGATTGAAGATATGCGCGACGACCATGATTGCCACAGCGATCCCGACGACAGTTGCGAACTCTGCGACTTGATAAATAAGGAAAGCTAATATGGGATTCACTTTTTCTAAGGCGACCGAGAATCAGAAGAAAGCCGTCAACTATGCCCTTTGGAAACTTGGTGTCGAATACTCCGATGATTTGGCAAATTGGTTGAATGAGAAAATGAACCAGCTCACCGCCTCGGCTATTATCAACGCCTTCAATCACGGAGAGAAGCCGGAAGTTCTAAAACTCTTACAGAACAATATTAAAACAAGCCAATATGAATAAGCACATCGCTCGCTTTGCGTATCGTTCCGACTGGTATCGAAAGAATAGTGCGCTAACTTTTTTGGAAAGATTAAATAATGTTTACGGATTTCTATGCCTATAACTTTTCGTAAAGCAGAACGCAAACAAGCGAAGATTCGATTGGCTTTAGTAGCTCCATCAGGTTACGGGAAAACTTTTTCGGCATTGCTCATTGCTAAAGGTTTGGGAGGTAAAGTTGCAGTCGTAGATACGGAAAATGGGTCTGCTGATTTGTACGCTGACAAATTTGAATTTGATGTCTTAACAATGAACCCACCTTACGATCCGGAAAAATACATGATGGCGATTGAAGCGGCTGAGGATGCAGGATACGAAATCTTAATTATAGACAGTTTAAGCCCAGCGTGGGGAGTATTATTGGAACGGCAAAGTGCTATTGCCGGTAAAACTGGCAATAATTTCGCTTCATGGCGAGACATCACTCCGGTTCATAAAAAATTATTGCAAAAGATTATTCATAGTAAAATTCACATTATTACAACAATGAGGAGTAAAACTGTTTGGGTAGTGGATAATGGAAGACCAGTAAAGATTGGCTTAGCTCCAGAACAGAGACCTGGAATTGACTTTGAATTTACCGCTTTACTGGAATTAGACAAAGACCATAATGCTCACTGCTCGAAAGATCGAACCGGATTATTTGATAAAAAAGTCACTCCAATGACAGAAAATGTTGGTGTTGAGATTAAACAGTGGTTAGAAATTGGGAAACCCTCTCAATCTGAACAACCGGAAAATCAAATAACAAAAAATTAACCGTATGTCGCAAAAACAAAAAGACAAAATTTACCTGGCAATATTCGTGATTTGCATAATGCTATTGAATGCCGGAACAAATGCTTTAGCTGTTTCTTTCGTTGAACCCTTTAACACCCCAGACTTGGTTGAACAAGATTTGGGAGACGGATTGGTAAAATACGGAGAAATGGCAAAAGACGAAAAGGGGGACATTCAAGTCCCCCTTCAGTCCGAGATTGAAGCAATTATCGGCATCAAAGCCCTGGAATTTAGAGTGGATGCTAATCGTGCGTTAGCAATTGCTAATTGTGAAAGTCGCTTAAATCCTAATGCTGTTAATTTGCAAGGAAGTTCTGCGGCCGGATTGTGGATGATAATTGACTCAACGATGTTGGAAGGTATAAAGAATCGAGGACTTGATTGGAGTCTTGAAGATAAATTTGATCCGTGGAAGGCAACTGATATGGCAATGTGGTATATGGCAAAAAATCAATGGTCTCGTTGGGAATGTGACCCAATTACAAATAATGAAATTTATTGTGCTATTATTAAAGATGACTCCAGGTATTGCGAATAAATTGCTAACACGGTATCATATGACCATATGAATCGATCACCGTGTTTATATTGCCTTAAATTAAATGAGTCAAAACCAAAATCATCGAAAAAAAATTGTCGGTTGTGTGGATACTATGGAAAAAAAATAAAGAATAAAAAAGAATTAACTAAAGAACAGAAAAAAATTATAGTTAATTGGGCTGTAAGACAAAAACAAGAATGCAAAAATTGTGGTACGAAAAAACATTTAGAAATAGACAGAATAATACCTGGATGTAAGGGTGGAAAATATACAATTGGTAATATTCAATTACTATGCCATGAGTGTAATACAACAATTAAGATTGGATTCTGTTCTGTAGAAGATGCAAAAAAAGATATAAATGAAAGAATTTGTAAGGCATGTGGAAAATTAAAAAAATTAAATTCTAATAGTTTTCATAGATTAAGTAAATATAAGTGTAAGTTTAGAAAAAATTCCCTTTCTCACTGGCATCCGATCTGTAAAAAATGTAGATTAAAACTTCTTAAAAAATTTGATTGTATATGTGAAGAATGCGGAATTAGGTATAAAGCATATAAACAGAACTCAAAATTTTGTTCTAACCATTGTAAATTTGCCAATAAAACAAAACAAAGTCACCAAATGATTGAATGCTTGTGTTGTGGAAAAAAACTTATCGTTTCAAAATCATCAAAAAGAAAATATTGCAATAACAAATGTTCAGCAAAAAATATGAAAAGAAATACCGTTGGAATTTTCAAGAAGAAAGTGGCGAAATAAGCCGGTGGGCTTGTTTCAAATAACAAAACACAAACGGAGGGAGCTATGGACAATCTGCGGGACGGGAAGCAAGTGAAGCAGGCGAAAACAAGACTGCATCATCTTGAACCCAACAAAGTCAATGGTTATGGGCCGAGGGCTCAAATCTGCCCTTGTGGTGATTGGCACATCGGAGCTTCGACTTGCGATGAGCAGGCTATCAAGAAACAGCTCGACCTTTGCTTGAAAAAGCACATCTATGTCATAGGAATGGGCGACCACCTCGAGTGTGCTACGCGCAATTCTGTTGGAGATGGGGTCTATAAGCAGTACGGAAACCCTGACGAGCAGATGGAGCGGGTTATCGAGTTCTTTCGTCCTGTTGTTAAGGCGGGTTTGCTTCTGGGAATCCACCGAGGCAATCACTGCCAGCGGCTCTCGAAGGATGTCGGAATAGATGTGATGAAGTGGATTTGCAAGGAGTTATCCGTTCCTTACTTCGGCCATGCCCAGAATCACATCTTTTATCTCGGCAAGCAAAGCTACACCTGCCACAGCACCCACGGATCAAGCGGAAGCCGACTGCCTTACATGAAAATTCGTGCGGCGATGGACTTGATGAAACTCACCGATGCCGAGGTCATACTTTACGGCCATACCCATGGCCTCGACCACCACATCCCGCTGTTCGAGGTATTCAATCGGCACTTGAAGAAGTCCCAGAGCTACGAGCGGCATGTGGTCTTGACTGGGAGTTTCCTACGCTATCGTGGGAGTTACGCCGAAGAAAAGAACCTTTTGCCTTCCCGTATCGGCAGTCCAGTCATCTCGCTCTATGCCTCGCAGCATGAGATACGGGTGTCTATCTAACCGGCCTGGGCGGAGCCACAAATCCGCCTCTTCAATTAAGTATTAAATTTCCCCAATAATATGTTGGAATTATCAATAGCTTTAATCATTAGTTCTTTAATTCTTAGTTATGGAATGTTGAAAGCATCAGAAAAAATATCAGGAATAAAACTCCGAACCGAAATAAATATAGAAAAACCGAATGCAGTATCAACTGGAGATATAGAAGAACAAAACCTATGTGGAGCATTGATTAAAGGAGAACACGAAGTATTTTCTAGTTGTTCTTTTTCTATCGACAGTCCAAGTATGGTTAAACAGGGGAAAAATAAATAAATCCGCCCATTCAATTAAATCTATACCTATGCCTAAATCAGAAGCTGACAATCTCTATAAAACTCTAAAGGATGACCCTGAAGCGGTAATCAAATGGGCGGAGAGTGAGATAGCTGAATACCAAAAGCTAATTGAGCTGATTAAAAACAAAACCTAATTCTTAGATAACTAATTAACAAACATCTTATGTCACCCACAATTGAAATCTCAGAGGAAATATTAAACAAAATCAAAGACCAGTTAGGTGATGACTACAAGTTGAAAGAGCTTGATTGCCTTGATGACCTTATTGGTCAAAAGTGGTTTTTCCGCACTGTTACCTATCACTGTGTGGGTAAAGTAGTTAAACGCTTTGGACAATTCTTCCAACTGGAAGATGCTTCTTGGGTAGCGGACAGTGGACGCTTTATGCAAGCCATTAAAGATGGAGAACTAAATGAAGTTGAACCAGTCGGCGATATGCTATTGAACATTGAAACTATTGTGGACGCATTTCCTTGGAAACATAAACTACCAAAAAACCAAAGTTAGATTATGAATATAGTTATCCTAGAAATCGGGTCTAGGTCTAGGTCTAGGTCTTGGTCTAAGTCTAAGTCTGGGTCTTGGTCTAGGTCTAGGTCTAGGTCTGGGTCTTGGTCTAAGTCTAAGTCTGGGTCTTGGTCTAGGTCTAGGTCTAGGTCTAGGTCTGGGATTTGGTCTTGGTCTAGGTCTGGGTATTGGTCTAGGTCTAGGTCTTGGTCTGGGTCTTGGTCTAGGTCTGGGTCTAGGTCTGGGTCTAGATCTGGGTCTACATAACTAACTCAATTCCCCAAACATTGCAGCACCGCAAGGATTGGGCTGGCACGAGCTTCCACAGGCAGACTGCCGTAAGACGGTGGAGATAGCGTCTAACTATCCAAAGTGGCCAGGGGGCAGAAGACAGGTCGGTGCAGACCTGTGCCCCCTACGGCAACCCTTGATTGGTGGAGCATTTAACATGTAATTAGAACTTCTCTATGTCTTTTTATTTCGAATACTTGTCGGTTCTTAAAGAAATAGAGCCTGAAGCCTATGAGGTTTTAGGCAAAATGATTAAAGGTTCCTGTTGCCCGCATGAACAGTTGGATGCTTTTGAAACCGGCCTCGTTTGTTATTTAGACATCACTTAAATATGGCGGGGTTCAAACTAAATAAGCGTAACTATTTTAGTAAGAAGCGTCCGCATCTTTCGGTCTCACAAATTGGTGGGTTTTATACCTGTCCGTTGTGAAGAACCCGACCGCTGGAAATAGGCAAGTTAACCCTTTTAATAAATATGCTTGTCAATAAAATTTACCAAGGAGATTGTCTTGAGGTAATGAAGGGAATACCTGATAATTATTTTGATGCTATTATTACCGACCCACCTTACAATGTAAATTATAAATATAATACTTATAGAGACAATCTTTCGGACGATGATTATTTCAAAAGTCAAATTCAATTTTTAAGAGAATGTGAGAGAATCCTGAAAGAAAATGGTCAACTGGCCTACCTTAATTATCCAGAATTTAATAGCAGAATTTTCGTGGCACTTGAGGAAGATTTTGAAATGAAGCCCTATGAAATTATGGCTTGGGTCTACCCGACCAATCTCGGTGGCAAGTTTTTGAGAAAAGGTTTCAGAACTTGGATTTTTGCTACTAAGGGTAAACCTTACTGTAAAATTCAGGGAGAATATCAAAATCCAAAAGATAACAGGATTAAGAAATTGGTGATGAAGGGAATGAAACCGAAAAGTGTAGATTGGGTAAAAATGAATCAAGTCAAAAATGTTAGCAAAGAAAAAACAAAACATCCTTGTCAAATACCGGAAGATTTAATGACGAGTATAATACTAGGTTTGAGCAAGCATCAAGATTTGATTTTAGATCCATTTATGGGAAGTGGAACTACTGGCTCAGCTTGCATCAAAGCCGGAAGAAGTTTTGTTGGAATTGAAATAGATAAAGAGTATATTAAAATTGCCGAAACTAGAATAAAAGCTGTTCAGGACAATTTGCTCTAACCCCTCTCCCACCATCTCGGATGTAAAGAGACGGTCAAGCTCTTTATCGACGCACCACATCCGAGGTGGTAGGAGGGAGGTTAAGATGTCAATCGAACGCTCTTTTTTCTACAAAGACGGGAAGCGTGAGTTCTGTGTCATTAAGTACACGGACAGCCGAGATGGGAGTGTCACAATCGAAAGGAAGAAGTGTGGCGACGGGTGTACGGAGTTAACCCTTTGCTCGCTCTTGCCAAGGGACATCAAATTCCAACGCTCGGGAGAAAACTATGCCGCTCATTATCAAGCTCCTAAAGTGCCATAACCAGGGTTGTCGGGGTCTGGCTGGCTGTATCACTGAAGATGCCGGTATCTATTCCGTGCTTCGCTACTGCGAGCGCTGCGACAAGAAGGACACCTGCTATCTGCCAGAAGATTTTTTTAACATCTGCTCCCAAAAATGCTATAATGATAGCAAGAAGGGAGGAGAGGATGTCACCAAGGAGGAAAAGACTACCTCGACATGATGAAGGGTATCTCAGGCGTTGCAAAAAGTGTGGCAACACTTCACTCGGCTGTATCTTGTTTCTGATGCGCAAGCTCCAGTATCGGGGCTTCTGCGACATCTGCGACTACATCTTCGACCCGAACTGTCCCAAGGTCTCGGGTCATCAAGGAGTAGTTTCATCGACTTGCCAAACTTGTCGAGAAAAGGAGACAGCCCGATGAGGAAAACCCACTGTGAAAAATGTCAGCGTCAGACACTTCATACCGAAGGGGTGGCACAGCGCGATGGCGGCAAGCTCTTTAAGCCATTGACCTGCATTGTCTGCGGCAAACAGCACTTCGTCGAGAAGGAAGACCCCTTGAAGGCGGAGTACCAGCGGTTGATAAGGCGGAAGGAGGTGAAACAATGATGGGTTCAGCCATCGTCATTTTCTTCTTCACCTTACTCGCTATTGCCATCATTACCGGAGGTTTTAGGGGGAAGCGATGAAGATAGGAAAGTGTCCTTTCAATTGCTTTCATTCTTGGTGGTGCAAGCCGAAAGAGGAGAAAGTCTGCAAGGACTTTATCGGGACTTGTCCCAAAGCTCACGGCAAGATGAAAGAGTTGACAAGACAGGGCATTTGGCGTATCTTCAAGTGCCGTGTCTGTGGCTATCAGATGGCGGTACAGGAGGAACAATGAAATCCCTGAATACCCTAGTGGTGTGTAACTGGTTTGTTCATCTTCACCCCTCACCGGCTCCTTTACTCATTGGTTGCAAATCAAGCAAAGAGGTGCGCTCATGCCGTGGTTGCCTTGGCGATCCAAAAAGGTGCCTGCAAGAAAACTCACGGTGGAGTCATATCCTTTGTCCGAAATGCAACGCCCATTTCGAGACGCTTCACATGGACGAAATGTAGAGGCTTGGGACTGGCCTAGAAACAGTCCCAATTTTATTATGACTTGCATAAAATGTAAGAAAAAACTAAAATCGGCCGATTTGAAGACAGCTAAGGATGGAAAATGCTTAAAATGCTGGATAAATGAGGAAATCGCTAAGAAATTTGGATAAAAACTTGGCTGAGCCACAATCAACCGACAATACAAAAAGGGTCGGATTCACCCGACCCACTTGTATTTTACTCCCATTTGGGGAGTATTTTTTATAGATACTTTTCCAGAACAGGCACGACAATTCGTTTTGTAATGACTTCGTAAAAAGCAATAGCCGAAGTCCAAATTTCAATTCCACCCTCCAACCACTCTTTCGGAGCGATTGATAGAAACAACGCCACTACCAAACTGAGCAGGAACGCCGACACCAAAAATACCGGTTTGGCAAATTCCTTGCCGAATTTTTCACTTAATACCTTGAATAAAGAAACTAACAAGCTGACTATCGATCCGAGTAAAAGCTCCATAAATTAGATTTTTAACGATTAATTAAACTTTCAGGATTAGCTCGTTCAAAATTGAAGTCGAATAAATGCTTTCCAGTGCGCCTCCAATTAAAACAATCATTTATAACATCCCCAGGTTTCCAAATCGGCCACGGTTTATAATAGTGGGAATTATAGCTACCGTATGAAATGGCATTGACATAGACTGTCCAAAACTTTCCGGCCGCTTCCCACACACTCTGATTATTAAATTTCTTGAACTCGCGCTCCAATTCGTTTGCCACTTCTTTTTCCTTGCTCAAATTCCTAGGCTTACCATAATGGTCAAGGCAATATTGAAACTCATTTTGTTGGGTTTCTTCTTTTTTCTTACGCCAATCCGGCGGTAAATCGAGTATGCACCAAGCGTTGTAAAATTCGTAGCTTGCATCCAGGTGATGATACCCGTTAAAACCTAACTCGCGCTCCAAACTGTCAAAAACAATCCAACTGCCCTCGTCCCAGCCAACCAGTAGAACGGCGTGGTTATCCCTGACCTGATTCCGTTTAGCACGATATTCGAAGTAGCCACGGGTTGCATCAACCCCAACCAGTAAAGCTCCGTATTGAAGCATCGCCGACTTTATCTCATCGCTGTTATTGGCGACCCTGGCATAACCTGGAATTTTCCATTTACCGACCAACTGGTCGGAGCGAAGTTTCAAATCTTCCCATTCGGCCAAATCATATAAATCGCTAGGCATTGGCAATTCTTCATAATCGACCAATCCTTTTACCCTCGCCGCCTCAAGAATTGCCCTGAAATATGTCCCTTTCTTACTGCCACCGGACTTGAAGAATAAATCCGCTTGGCTGTATTCGTCTTCAAACTCACTTTTGGTCTCAATCAACTTTGTTCCAGAAAACGCCGCACAGAATGGCCAACCCCCCTGATTCTCAAATCTTAGGTTTGGAATTATGAATTGACTAGGCACTTCAACCGATCCGGCAACCGGTAATTCGTCTAACCACAAATCTCGCTTATCTATTGGGTTTGGTAGAAGGCCAAAATTCATAATTTTTATTGCTTTAACAAATTATCGAAGAACAAATTGACGAAAATTGCCGCTATCGGAACATAAGCCAATGCCTGCCACCTAAATCTCGTATTCTTAATCACTTCGCCATTTAGTTTCCTCAAATGATCGTTCACCTCCTTATGACAACGGCTATTTTCAGCAAAGCCGGCCTCCATAAGATTTTGTATATTTTCGATCATCAGTTTAAGTTCCCCGTTAGTAGGTTGGGGCATATTGATTTTAATTAATTCTTTCTCTTGACAAAATGAGCTAAATATGTTCTAATTATTCGTAGTTTATTCCCTTATCAATCAATTATGTTGGTCTATATCGGATATGCGCTAGTCATTCTATCTATAGTATATTTCATCCCTTACTCAATAGAACAGTGGGAAATTTATAAGAATTACCGGCGAGAGATGGATATAATCGAATCTAATCCGAAATATCATTCTTAGGAGTATTTTCTTGCTCCCTAATCGCTTGGAATAAAACGGCTTCAAGAGCCTGTTTTATTTTTGGTGTAATAATTTTTCCTTTCACACGCCCAAGAATAGAAACAAACTCGCCAACCAATCTAGGTGAAGTCGAAGCAAGATATAACAGATACATCGGAATCGTACTTGGATTAAGCGATGCTAAAATTCCTCCGGTCAAACCGGTAGGTCCTAGAGCAACACCGGAAAGACCACGGGGGATTGCCGGTGCTAGCATTGCGCCTGATAATCGACTGGAAAAATCCTTACCAGAAGAACTTGAAAGTGCTTCAAGCAATGCTTTGCGATACTCGAAGTTCTGACGAGTTGTTGATACCAGTTTTCTGATAGCCGTATCTCTTGATACCTTATCGCTCAAAGACAAAACTTTTTCAATTTCATCCGATAAATTTATCGCAGAGCTAAAACGCGCCATTTCCTCTTGATAACCAGGGATGTTTTTCTTCAATGCTTCACTTATCGCATTACGCATCTGATAAATAAATGCCTGAGCCGGTGAACCATTGGGTGCGCCTCGCGCTAAACTGCTTAGAGATTTTTTTGCCCTATCCAGTTGTTCAATGGTCGTCAAAGGTTGTGCGAATAATTTATCAAAAGCCCGTTGAACTGATGCTGTTCCTTCAACCAAATCACTTCGGCTAAAATCAAGATTATTAAATTTTTTACCGGTTCCAAAACTTATAGCAAAATCATCTTTTGCCTTATTTACAACTGTATTTCTAATATCATCGACTGCCGCTGATAAATCCTTTGAAGATGTTTTAATTTTACTCATTGCCTCACGATAGAGCTTGCTATTAAGCGAAGTCATTTGATCCAACGCCTTTTTTGCATCATCGAGGGTTGAGCTAAGAATTTCAGCCGCGCCACCTGTTTTACCTGCACTTCTGGCAAACTTTTGAACTGCAGGACTATTGTAGGCATCATAAATAACATCTGCTCCAGCACCGGTCGTTTTCCCTAAAATTTCACCTCCTACCTTTCCAACTCCGCGCCCTAGATTTCTTAATAATGTCCCAGCTACCGGCAGAGCCGCGCCAAATTCAGCGGCTTTTTTAGTTTCTTCCAAATCACCACCGGTCTGAATAGCCGTAATTCCACCGCCTTCGAGAGCAGTTCCGGCTGAGCGAGTTCCCAACTTTAAGAGCGGCTTTAATTTGGATGATACCTTTGATGCTTGGACTAAACCTTCAGCGGCTTTCGCCCCCTTGGTTAACGCACCACCAGGAATAAAAAACTCTCCGACCTGTTCTGTCAGAAAACCGGCTTTTTCAGCCAACCCCTCGGGTTTTCTCAATCTCTCGGGGATTAGCGTTTCAGCTCCAGTCTTTTTCAGCGGTTTATCGATCCCTAATTTAGCTTCAATCGATTTCGGTAAAACAGCTTTTGTTATTCCAGTCAACATCCTTTCTCCAAGAGAAGAAGCACCGGTCAAAGTCGAAAGTCCACCTTTTCCAATCCCGACCGCAAAACCACCCACTCCGCCAACACCTTGTTTTTCCTCAGGCATCGGCTGAGGTTGTTTAACTTCGGAAATACGAGAAGCGTAAACCGGATATTTAGTAATTATTTTATTTACTAATTCCGTATCATCAATATCTTTATATTGTGGATATTGCTGTTTAATTTTCGCCGCAAACTCCTGCGGGCTTAATTGTTCTGCCATATTATCCTAGAGCTTTAATTACCTTATTCGCATACGCTCCACTGTCATAAGCTACTCCGTATTTATTCACGCCTTTCTTGACCACTGGTTGTCCGCCATTCCAGACCAAAGCTACTTGGTACGGCGTATAACCCTGATTCAGCAAATCCTTTATTTTCTTTTCAGCGACATAATCTTGATTTTTCTGGGTCATCGGCGCATTGGGATCGCCGAGATATTGCTTCGCCCAGCTCTTCCAAGTTGCTGGCATAAATTGATATGCGCCAAATTCACCGCTTCCGCCCTTGGCATTATAATTTCCACCGCTTTCAACCTTCTTAATGGCGGCGGCAACCTGTTTAACTGGGCTGTTTAACGCCTGTCCCGCGGCTGAGTTAAAAAGACCTAATGGATCATCTTTAACTTCGGTCTGACCAGTTCGTTCACCAGATGCTTCAAGTAAAAGATTATTATAAACCGTATCGCGATTTTGTTTTTTTTGTGTCAATACAGTTTCGGTATCACCTGGTTGTGGGAAATACTGCAACGCCGCATTATTAAACTCGCTCTGTGAAATTGCCGCTCCTGATTCTCGGCGCAATACAGCATTCACGAAATTTCTTTGAGCTTGTTCTAATAATTTACGGTCTTCAGATTTGAAGTATTCAGGTAAAACAGCTCCGGCATAAGAAGCAAGCCCAGTAAACTGAGAACTCAGAGAATCAATAATTTGAGTTGCTTGTTGAATACGACTTGCGAATCCACCAGCTTTCGCCTGTTCCGCTGTTGGCGGTTTAGCAGAAGTTCCCATTTCTGATTTAGCTCGTTGGTAATCAAGAAATGAACCCTGGAAACCTTGCCCTAAGGCATATTCATATTCTTGAACTGTAGCTGGACCTTGAGAAGTCGAAGGCGCACCAAATTCACCAGCTTTCTCTCGCTGATAATCAGTAAATGAACCGGCGTAACCTTGAGATTTAGCATATTCAAACTCCTGAGCCAGAGCAGGTAAATCAGTAGCAGACGAAACCGGTGCTTGATAAACTGTCTCATATTGTCCAGTCTCGGGATTGATTGCAACCAAATTATCACCGATTTTAATCGGTTGCAGACCGGCCGCTTCCGCTTGTTTCATCGCATCTTCACGCGCCAATTCAGCTTCACTGAAACCAAGCGAGGTCTGAGCCGCCATTAACTGCGACTGTCTTGCTTGTTCAGCGGCTGAAAGACGGCCAAGCAGGGTCTGTTCTTGGATATTGGCCTGTTCAGCAAGTTTACCTTGTTGTCCACGGATCAATTCAAGCGGTATGCCACGGCCTTGGCCTTCCAGTCCAGAGATGCCCATGGCCGCGTCGCCTCGAAATTGCGCCAATTCTTGTGCCAGTGCCTTTTCCTGTTCCGAAGGCGACATAGATGACAAGACCTGTTCTTGGTATTTTTGCAAGTTTTGTTCAGCCAATGACTTTAGATTAGCCATATTGACGGCTGATGAGGCCCCTGCAGAGGCAGGAGTGGGGATAGACGGGGTTTTAGGGCCTTCGGCGGCTAAAGACATCGAAGCGACCTTAGAAGCCAATTCTGAGCCCTGTGGTGCGCTAAAACCGCCTCCACCGGCCGGTTTAGGGGCGACCTTATCCAGAGCCGCCGTATTATAGGTCGAAACCGAAGGTGTTGGACTAACCTGAGAATAATTAAAATTTGAAGGGGTAGTTGGTTTTGAAGTCGGTGCAACCTTCGCTAAAGGATTAGTCGAACCAAACATCAAAGTACCTGGCATTGAATAGCCATAATCAACCTTGGGTGTTTCGGGTTTTTTTGGCGCACCAAGTTTAGATTGCAAATAATTTTGGACTGACAATGGAGTAAAGGCCATATAATTAAGTAAAGTTAGAAGTTGAGGTATCAGGTTCAGGTAAGTTTGGATCCCGGAAAATCATTGAACCAATGGGCGGTAAGTAAGCCCCCTCAATCTTTTCATCAGCTTCCTGTTTCATAGCGTCAAAAAGAATAGCCGCCTGTTCATCGAAAAGTCGAGCGCGATTCGTGTCTCCTTCTTTCTTCCAATATAAGGCCACGGCACGCAGGATCGGCAATTCTTGGTAGGTTTCCGGTAAAGGAGATACCTGACCGATTATGAACGCACTGCCGGCCACAGTTGTCCCCTCATATTTCTGCACTAATTCCAAATGAGTAGTGTCCGTAAAATCCTCAATTTCATACCACTCCATATCGCCCGTAGTCGCTCGCAAAAATCTTTCTTCCATCGCAACAGTAAAAGTCGTACCAGCCCCGACAATGGTTTCGTCTCCGTTGGTAGCGGTAATAGTTCCGGTCGTATAATCAGCCACCGATAAATCCTTTACATTCTTACGAACCCGAATGGTAATTGTATTGCTGGCCGAAGCTGGGGTCGGAGCGAGTAAGACTTGATTGCCTTGTCGGTAATAGAACAAGGTCCTGTCTCCAGTTCCCAAGTTGCTTTGCAAAATCCGTTTCCAGAGAGCTGGGTCTTCAATTCCGACTGGGCTGTAAACCGTAGATCCGACCGTTACATACAGGTCAATGATTTTTCTAGTGCTTTGTGGCAGAACATAGGCCTGTTGAGAAGCCACGGTATCCTGCGTCGTTAGTTTCTCCAAAAACCACCATTTGCCGCCATTCAAAGCACAATAATATTTTATCGAGGTGTTTATTAAACTATCACCAAAAGTCAGGTTGGTGGTGGTGGTGTTATTGGTCAATGAACCGAATAAATTTCTGGAGGATGTATAAGTTAGCATATATTTTATGGTCCGGTTTCGTTAATTCCGATTGATTCAAAGGTTACTTCAACCCTTTCAACTCTTGGCGCGTTAGTCCCACCAACGCCTTGTTGCCATTGCATAGCGATTGCCAAGTTGGTGAAGGTAGGTAAAGACGCTCCGGCAATAGTTTCATAAATGGTCGCAACTTGAGTTGAAGCCGTAATGGCGGCGGCTTGAGAAATAATTTGAGTTTGGGCATTCTTATTTGAAACTAGGTACAAGTCGAAGTATCTTGAGTTGATGGCACTATTGGTCGAGGCATAATAAACCTTGACGCTTTTGACTACTCCCATTTTTCCCTCATCGAAAACCGGTGAAACTGACCCAGTGCAAAGTAACGCCGCGCAATAACCGGTATTGACGGTATCCAAACCACCGGAAGTAGTCGTTCCGGTACTTACAACCTGAATTGATGAGCTTAAGGTACAAATACCGCCTGTTCCGATTCCGTTTCCCTTACCGACCCTATTCAAGCCGGTCGGTGCATCTTTCGGATACGGCGAACCGTACATATAAATATTACCTTGTGATACGAAAGAAATCGTATCGCCCAAAACCTCAACACCGCCCTCAGTCGGGATATTGGTATCAAAAGTAGCCACCGGAACAAACTCACTGCCATCAAAAATCAACATTTTAGAAACTTGCGGAGTTGTCGGCACCATTATCCTTCCCTGGGAAAAGCAACCGATAGTTCCACGGTATTCAAACGCTCCATTGGCATAATTGTCATTTAGCGATTTGGAATCCCACGGATCGAGCGATAAATAATCCCAGAAATACGCTCTGGCTTCTGTCCGATAATAGGAATCAATAGCAACCGATGAATTGGCGACTGGTGTTCGTAAATCGAAATAACCGACAATACATAAGTTTTTCTGATACTTGGCAAAACTGGTTATCATAAATCCGGCCGGAAGGGTCAAAACCGAATCAATAAATTTCCCATCATTATCGGCTGAACTTGCCCCGTCGTAACCATGCACTTTATTGCCATCGCCAATGTAAAGAATATCATCGTCCCCGACAATCATCGGGTGTGGACGGTAAGCAACACCACCGCCAGCGACGGTCGAAACCAGAGGCGTGGCCGGAGCGGTAGTCATAAAATCATCGTCAAAAGTCGAACCGTCAAGCGAATAGACACCGACATTCCATTGGGGGTCGGTAGCCGTAGCCAATGAAGCACTGTAAGAATAAAAAACCCTTTGAGCGCGAGTTCCGCCAATTTTCGCCGAATAGGCGATAAGGCTCGAACCTTCTTCTGTCCCCGAAGCCGAGGAAATAGTATGCGGCCAAGCGCCGCCCGAAGTAATAGTCCCAGTAGTGGCAATTTGAAATAATGACGCGCCGGAATCAATGCCGTAAGCATAATAAGTCGAAGTCTCGGCGGCCATGATAATTTTCTGCATCGCGGAATTTGAAACCACCGAAGCATTGGTAACGGGAGTCGGTAAAAATCCAGGGGAAGCAATACCAAAAGCGCGATAGGGATGGAATCCTAAGGCATAAGACAATTTGCCACCGGCTAAAAGCGGAGTATCGACAGCACCCGAATTATATCGACTGTGCATTGTAGCCAACCAATCATTTTGGTCGAAAATTATTTTGTTGCCGGAAATGCTAGGCATATTAGAAAAAGTCACCGCGATTAGCGAATTTGAGATAAACCGTTACTGAAAGACCGGCTAAATCGGTCAATGTTCCGCTATCCTTCAATGCCAGTCTTTGACCAGGTTTTAGAACCCGAAAACTTGATAACTCATAATCTGATTTGGATACTGGAGTATCATTGGCTGATTTCAAATCAAAAGCCGTAGTCAAGACCGCATCACCGGAATCTAATGCCTCGGCACTATCAAGAATTTCCAAGTTTAAGGTTACTGCCCCAGCGTTAGTCCCTTTTACTCTATGAGTTTCCGAGACTTCCATAATTTCCACTGGTCGTTGAGCGGTAAAAAACACTTCGTAATTTGTTGCTGTGGCTGGCAAATCACCTGGCAAATTGGCGGTAATAGCAAAACCGCCTTTTCTAAGAATATCTTGATAGGAGACTAACGGTCTCATCGGATTGTTTTTGTTTTCTGCCATATTAAGCCAAACCGTTTTTATTCTTAACACTGGCTATTGCCAAACCATTTACCGTTTTGGTCGAGGCATAAGCTAGACCATTGAAATTCTTGATCGATGAAGTTGCGCCTAATTCAACTGTAAAGGTCTGGACGAAACCGTCAGAATTAACATCAGTCCAGAAACATACATAATGTCCTGCATCTATTTTTACTGAGCTTAAATCTGTAGCTTGAGTAGTATCAAACTCAAGGGAAGCAGTTGTTGTTGTAATAGCCCAAGTTGAAGTATCTATTGTGAAAACCTGAACATACCCGTAGAAACTATTTCCAGAGAAGAAATTTATAAAATGATTATCGTCTATTTGCTGACAAGAATGTCTATATCCAAGGACGGTATCAAATTCTAATGCACTTGAAGCAGTAGAAATCGCCCAAGTTGATGTATTTATCGTAACGACTTGTGCAAAACCATCATCATCAACTCCTTGATGAAATATTACAGCATGATTTGAATCAATCATTTCAACTGAATTACCACCATCACCGGAACCTACCACTCCAATTTGAAATTTTGCCTGTGCAGTAGAAATCGCCCAAGTTGAAGTATTAACAACCATAACTTGCGTTTGCAAACCTATCCCTGACTTAGCCCAAATGGCAAGCACATGATTGTTATCAATTTGAACACAGGAACTATGTGGAGAATTTAGGTCAGTTTCAATAGTCAACAATGAACCTGAAGTAGTGACTGCCCAAGTTGAAGTGTTGACTGCAAGAATAATCACATCGAGCTCTGAGCTAGGACCGCCACCGAACATACTCAAAAAATGGTTGGCATCAACTCCAACTATTGCATTTACCTCTGGTTCATGGGTAACAGCTGTCGTATCATAAACAAAAGATGAATTTGATGTAGTAACTGCCCAAGTGGTTGTATTTACTTCAAAGACCTGCGCTCTTGCACTGTTAGTATTACACCAATTTGAAATAAAATGATTTGAATCAATTTGTGCAAGACCTAATTTCAAACTATTTGTCGTCTGAATACCGACTAAAGCTGTTCCAACAGTAGTAACCGCCCAAGTCGAAGTATTCACTGCAAAAACTTGTAAAACAGAATTATTTGCAGTTGCCCCAATAAATGAGTTAACAAAATGATTGGTGTCAATATTGACCGATGAATTGTAAGATCCATTAACGGTATCAAACTCCAAGCTAGTGGCGGCAGTTGTTACATCATAGGTTGCCATACGGATTCCATTTAATCGCCTTCATTTGCGTGAAGTGAATTGGCTTAATGCGTTCGTCCAACCAAATTTCAAAGCCGAGATCAACGGCTCGCTCGCAAAACTCAGCGTCCTCGCTCATTGTCCGCCGTTGGCCGTCAACAGTGACATCGCCAAACTCGAACATTAAGTCCTGATGTTTTTTATTCATCGCCTCCAACACCTTCCGTTTAATCAGCATACAGCCGGTTCCACCTGCATCAATTTTGTGCAAAGGCCCTTCGTCTTTGAAGGAAACAATGTTCTTATAAATTCTAAGATAATTCTTTTTGATTTTTTTCTTCTCCGAGTAGAAGGCGCAAAGCGAGTAGTTTCCATCGGGATCGGGGTTTCTGGCTAAAATCGGGGCAATCACTATGTCCTTATCGTCCTCAATGAATTGGGCAAGTGTTTCAGGCGGAACAGGATTATCGTCATCAACCATAAAGACATAATCAAATCCGCCCTTTAACGCTTCCATCGCAATTCCATTTCGGCATTTATCAACCCTTTGACGAACAACAGGCAAGAAAGCACAAGGGAACGGTTTATGCAGTTGCAGTAAAGACTGAACCATCTCGACTGGCACTTGACCGCTACCATTTGGCATTCCGATAAGTATTTTCTTGCCTTTCGTCATATTAAGCGTGAGTAATATAGTCGTTAGAAGGATTGAAATGAAGTTCGTCGGCGGTATTGGCAAAGCCGACGATGCGAATAATGGCATCGGCGGTTATCGGTTGTGTGACCACGACTGCGCCTGCCGTTTCACTCATATAGACCGGCGCACCAATGGTCAAAACCGGAAACTTCGCGTCCGCCCTGACTTTGCCATATAACAGCACTTTGGTAGCACTACCATCACCGACGGCGGCCAAAACACAAATTCCAATTTTACCTACCGAAGTTGCGGCCGCGTTAGCGTCGGTCAATTCCCAACGACTATCGGCAACGGCCAGATAGACCAAGTCGCCGAAGGCCAAAGCCGCACCAGCCGTTCCGTCTTCCGTAATACCGCAATACTTCCCATCGACTGATAGAGCCGCATCGAGAACAACAGAGACATTTTCCGAAAGTGTCGCGTCGCCTCCTAAGGTAATTGCCGGAAGCGTCCAAACCCCAGAAGCCGTCCAAGTCCCTTTACCGACTGAGCTATCCAAAGTCTTATTGTCCAATTCTTCAATTCCAGCCAGGGTCGCCAGTGTCCCTGTAGTCGGCAAGGTGACATTAGTATCGGCGGAAGTAGTCAAAGTAAGGGCATAAGCCCCAGCAAGGGTCAATGTTCCACTGGCCGGAGTGAAACCGGTCACTGTTCCAGCATTTCCAGAAACATCACCGGTGACATTACCGGTTAATGGACCGGCAAAACCGGCGGCTGTTAGGACATCGGTTGCAGAGTTGAAAGTAAGACCACCGGCTGTTTTCGGCAGAAGGTCACCGATCGCGGCAGTAAAGAAAGCAATGAAACAAGTCGTATCGACTGATTCATCCGTTACGGCTATGGTAGTCGGAACGATATTTGCTGTCCCGTCAAAAGAAACCCCACCGATAGTTCGTGCTATCGCCAAAGCCGTTGCTGTCCCTGCGTTTCCTGAAACATCACCGGTAACATTGCCCGTCAAAGGACCAGCAAAACCAGTTGCCGTCAAAACTGCTGTCGAGGAATTGAAAGTTAAACCGGCATTGCTTTTAGGCCCGAGATCGCCTGTCGCGGCAGTGAAGAACCCGACAAAACAAGTCGTATCAATAGCCTCGTTAGCTACTGTAATAGTAGTTGGAACCGAAGATGATGGAGTAAACGCTTCCCATGCGTTACCGGCCCCGTTTATACGGATTGAATTTCCGGCCCCTGGAGTAATTTCGGTAATCGTATTAGCGACATTGGCGACCCAAATTGAAAGGGCAGTAATCGTTGATAAACCAGTGCCTCCGGCAGAAACCGGAATATCTGTTGCGTTCCAAGTCCCGGTAGTGATTGTCCCAACGGAAATCAAAGACGACAAAGTAGTTACCGCGTCTGTAATCAAAGTTCCGGTAGTCGGTAAAGTGACATTAGTCGCCCCAGAAGTAGTCAAGATAAGGGCATGACCACCGGCAGTAGAAAAATCACCGGCGAGAGTAACCGTCCGGTTGGCATCACCGGTTGTAAAGGTCAAAGTCCTGTCGGCAGTCAAATCACTTCCGGCCGCAATGATTAAATCGTGGCTTGCGTTAGTATCTAAAATGTGCAAACCGGTATTCGGTAAAGTCAGGGTCGTCATGCCGGTAACATTGTCCAAATCATCAATAATAACACTGCTTGATAGCAGTGTTTTCCCTCCAGTGCCATCATAGCGAGCAATGGCGTTATCAGTCGAAGAAGCCGGTCCGACGACATCTCCAGCTCCTGAACCGGTCATCGAAACTAAAATCTCACCGGATGAATTAACATAAATAGGTTGTGGTAAACCGGTAACATCATTGATACCCAGAAGGGTAGTTACCCGATTTTGATCCCGAGATGCGTCTGCCATATAATTATCCGCTTACAAAAATATATCTATTTGAATCAAGTAAAATTCCTTGAATAGTCCCTCCGGAATCCACGCAAAGCGAGGCCGTTACCCGATTTGAATCCCGTTTGGCAACCGTATTAGCTAGAGGAGTTGCACCAGAGCTAGCTGAAAAATTCATCAACAGCCGTCCGGTCACGCCGTCCACTTTGGCCGCGTACATATCACCGCTGGTATCAACACCCATTATTGTCCTAACTCGATTGTTGTCTGACATATTCAAGGTTTTTCATTAACTTTCTGCGTTCTTCACGAGATTTGATAAATTCAGCTTTGCAGTTTTCGCCGGTCAGTCGATTTTCGATTATTGTCAATTCCAACTGTTCTCTTTCGCGGGACAACTCCTCTTTTTTCTTGCTGAGTTCATCAATTTTTACTTGGGAAGCGGACAAAAGCTCGTCGAGCAGTTTTCTTTCTTCTTTATTCCAATTTTCTAAATTAACGCGTGCCTCTTTTATCGAAGCAATAGATGTTTTCAAAACTTTATCGTACCGTTCCACCGAATTGGCTGATAGCAATGCCTCATCCAACAAGGATTGAGAAGTTCCCAAAACCTTCGCTACCATCGCCATCACTTCCGTTTCTCTTTCCTTGATAAACTTCTCCTTATCATTCTCTAATGCCTCCAATTCACGCCTAAGATTTGCCACTTCAAGTGAAGTTTTGGCTTTAATTTCCTCTAAGGCGTGAATTTGGACATCAGACATATTATTCAGTGACTTTACTCTTATATTCAGCTAACTGTTCTTCCAGTTTTGCCATTGAATTGCGTTTATCAATCGGCAAATTCAATGCTTCCATTTCGGCAATGACATCAGCTTTGGTTCGTCCGGCCGGAGCCGCCCCTTCAGGTTTCAAATTATTTAATTCCGAAACCCTCTGGCGCAACAATTCAGGTTCAGATAATACCTGAGGCACTTCCCGACGGCTTTCAGACCCAACAATCAATGTAACTAACTCACTTTCTGTTTCAATGGTGAACAAAGCTCGATCATTCCGCAACTGTTCAGGTTTAGCGTCCGAAATAAGAATTTTACGAGCCAAATGTTTTGCCAAGTGTCGCGTTAGGTCGTGGGGAAACAGTAAAGTTTCTCCAGCCTTAATCGTGAACGGTTGCCCGTGATAGCTGTGCGTAAAATCTTCACGCGTTATGTTAGTAAAGGACGAGATACGGCCTAAGTCCATACCCATATAATTGTTAGTTTCAAGAGGATTTAGAGTACCCCTTGACGGCTGATATGCCGGATAGTGTCCCCCATAAAGAGGGACACAACCGATACACCAATTAGGCGGTCTGAATGCCCATCATGGCAAGGAAACCCTTGTCAGCGGTCGTATTAGCCGCTAAGGAGTAACCAAGCGTAAAGGCATTAAAATCACCTTCAGCAGTAGTAGCGATAATCACTTCACCTTCGGTGTCATCACCAGGAGTAAAGGATTTTAAGGCAGTCATAGCGATCGTACCCGAAATGGCAATGCCAGGGCCTTTGGCAAGCACCCAACCATAGTCATATTGAGCAAAAGCAACTTGAGCCGCACCGTTACAAAGAGTGGTCTTAACCGTAATCGGCACTTTTTCCGACAAGGTATTCACCAAGGAAATGGTGATGTCGGAATCAACTACGGACAAATCAGTGGACAAAGCCCATTCTGGGTAAAGCTCTAAGGTATCAGTGGTGTTGGTTTTGATTTTGGCAACTTGGCCTGCGCCAGTACCATCATCAACCACCAACCAAGCGTTTGCATAAGCACCAACCGTCCAACCGGCAGATGCTTCGGTGATATAAACGACATCGCCAGCCGCGTTAGCGGACGAGGAAACCGTATCAACACCGACATTAGCAATCGGGGACACCACATGGCCTAACGAACAGGCCTCATTTAACTTGACATATTGCCAAGTCGAACCATCAGGGGTATTTGATTTACCGCCTAAAATGGCTTGAGGAACAGTCGAGGTCTGGAGTGCGTCTTGAAATGAAATACGAACCATATATTTTTCAGCGTTTAGGCATCAGCCTTTACGCAATTTTCGCGTAGCACGCGATTGAATTATTAACTGACAGCTTCTTCCACAGGGGCTTCCTCAACGGGAGCTTCCTCTGGAGAAACAATTACTTCTTCTTCCATACTTTATTCGTTATCTGACCCTAAATTAAGCGGCGGCTGCCCTCTGCCGTAAAATTCATTTAAGTAGAATCTCCGGCGTCAAGAGTTTTTAACTAGGCCGTAACTCCGAGCAAGATACCCTGCAAACGAGGTTCAGCCGCGATGAATTCACCGTCAAACAGCAAGTAACCAACCTGAGCGAGCTGGTCAACCGGCGACATCATATCGCGGAAGTTGAAACCACGCGGCACTTTGCTAGAACCGAAAGTACCGACAGGCGAGCCATCTTTCTTGCTGAAATTAACAGTAGAGAATTCTTTACCCGAGCGATTGATGGCCGCAAAACCGAAGTTGCGGAATTTGCCATTTTTCTTCGAGTTGACCAGGAAGACGCGGCCAGACGGGCAGTGTTCGTCTTTCATGATCGGAGTTCCGCGATAAGTAACAGCGCGGAAACCTTGAGAACCGGACAACGCTTCTTTACCCATCACAATTCCATCAGGGGTCATGGAAGCCATTTGAGAACCGACCGCAGTGTAATTAGCATTGACAATCGGGGTCAAAAGAGTTTCATAAACACTCCAGAGGGATTTGGTGGTGAAGATACCAGTCGGAGAATCAGTACCGGCCTCAACGGCATCAAAAGCCGTCGCCAATTTGGCTAAGGTCAATGAACCGACCGAGGCCAAGTAGTAACCGGCCAAAGCTGAGTAAGTGGTGCGAGAAAGACCACCATAAGTGGAATAATTTGTTCCGTCATCAGCCGCCATAGCGATTGAAGACCAGTCATTGCCAACACCTGTGCCGGCAAAGACCAAATCAGCTTGGCTTTCGCACAAATCAGCCGCCTGGCTCATCATTTCAGAATGAACCAAGTCCAAAATGCGCTCATCACCTTTGTTTAACTCCATTTCGATATTCGCAACCACAACCGGCTTGTAGTTCGAGCGAGGCTCAAAAGACATCGTTGCGCGGTTGGTCTGACGAGAGCTGTCGAGTTGATCGGCAATTCCGGTAACGCCACCATTGGTAGAGAGAGCAGTTTTGACAATCAATTCATATTTAGTACCAGTGCTCCATTCAGCGGCTTCGGAAAGCACGCTCAAGAGCAAAGGGGAACCGACATTGATTTGACTGAAAAGGTCAGGGACAATGTAAGTTCGAGTTACCGAAGTAACTTGAGCAGAAAATTGCATAAATTATTTTTGATTTCTTAATATCCATTTAGCTTTTTCGTAGCCAGTTTGGACACCTGCGGGGAATGCCGTATTTTGATCGGCTTCGGAACCGCTTGTCCCAACGGGTTCACCGGCCCGTATTTTAAGGTTTTTCAAAACCCGTTCTTCGACACGCTTTTCAGCATCTTCCAAGGCTTTCAAGTTCTGAAAGGCCGGAATTAGCGAGGAAAACGCATATTTTGAGGCATGAGCCATTACAGCGTTTATATTGACCTTGGGATCAAGAGTTTTAATCTGTTCAATCTCTTGGGAAATAAACGCCTCACGCTCCTTTGTCTCTCGCTCCGCCTTAGTCGATTCATCAAGGATTTGTTGCCATACCTTACGCTCCGATTGAGCCATGATGGTATCGGCCAGTTCTTGATAAGTCTTAGGTTCCCAGTCGGGATTTTTCCACGGAATTTCCGCGTCATCCTTTTTAGGGATAGGCGATTCGATTTGTGTTTTTGATTTCAGAGCGGCCAGTTCCTGGGAGCGGCGAGTAAATTCCGGCATGAAGTTATCGCGCCACGCTTTAGCTAGGCCCTCGGCATCAACTTTTTTCCCGTCCGGAAGGTCAAACATTTCTTTGGCCTCCTCCTCGGGCTTTTCGATTTCCACAGTTTCTGTGGCTTCCGAAACTTTAGCGGGTTCAGTTTCTTCAACTGTTACCCCCTCCTCCTCAACTAACGGCTCATTTACTTCCATAATTTTTCGACTTCCATTAGGCCCTGGTCCTCTTAGGGACTGTACCGTTCTGGTCTGGTCGTTTAGAAGTTAGATTGGAAAGCCGAATAAATCGGCTTCCCTACTAACTGCCAATCATTTGCGCTAATTCGGGCGGTTGTTGAATTGAAGGTTGCATTTCCGGCTGTTGAGGCGGTGCTTGTTCGATCCCTAAAGTGCCGGAAGGATTTTGAGCGAACTCGAACGCCTCTTTAGCCACCTGTTTCGGGTCTTGATAACCGGCTTCTTCAAGATACTTGAGCGGACTGATATAACCGGCCGCAACATCCGTTTGAGCGCGTTGATAACGGAAGTTTTTATCCTCAGGCAAGGTCTTACCTGGTATAATGCGAACCTCAATCCCGTCTTCCAAGTCGTCTTGGCTAATTTCGATAATCTTCAATGCGTCATCGGAACCGACCTGTTTCACCATGTGTTTTTCCGTGTATTTTACTTTCATTAACTGCATCCACCAGCCAAACAACTCGCGCGACACATAATCGACCACTTGCACCAGCTCGTTCAAACGCTGATATGACTGCTCGACCAAGGCAAGGCGACCGGCTTTAGTCTCCGTCCCTTCACGCTCACCGCGGAAAGCCGAGGAAGCGGCCATGATGTTGTCAATTTCTTTTCTATAATCTTCAAGGGCTGAAAAGATAAAACTTGGCAAGCCTTGTCCAAACTCACGCCCAACGCCGTTTATGACACCCTTGCCGAAAATCACGCCATTGGCATCGTAGCGCAAAGTCTGGGCATCAGATTTGGATAGATTTGTCAAACCGGAATCAACTTTAGTGATGCCATTAACCATTTCCGAGTTCAGAAAGATTTGATAAACAGTTCTGTCAACCATTTCTTGCAAACTTGTCGCCTGTTCGATGAACGAAGTCATGCCGATGGGTCTATTTTCGTTCCCCAAAACCGAGGCAAAAATATAAGGCTTGCGCGGAATGTCAAAATAATTGAAAAGGTAGGCCTCATAGGAAACTTCCTTATCGGTCTTCCGATACTCTTGAATAGTCTTGTCTTCCATCCCTTCTTCAAGCTGTCCAATGTCTGAGAGCTTGGCGTTCTTCATCGACTTTATCTTGTCTTTGTATTCAACTCCGTCATCAGCTTCCAGCGTTACCATTTCGTCTCTTGTGGCAATCAAGCCGTCCCAGTCAAAATAGGGGTTACGGCCTTTATACAAAATCAAGTCTTTATACTTAATGAACAAATCATTACCGATCCACGCCTCTTTGTAGACACAACTTGGGTTCTGCAATAACAATTGTTCGGCATCCAAATTTGTAACAGACAAAATATCTTTCTCTTTATCGGGAAACATCGCAATCAACTGAGCGACGGTTGAATCAATTTCCTCAATAGCAAATTCACTTTCAATTTCATTCTTGGCTTTTACTGAAAATCTAACTTTCTTGGGGTCAACTCGTTTTACATCAAAATCATTTGTCTTGTGATTCCAATATGGTTTCAGAACAATCAGCCGAGACAAAAACAAATCGCGCAAACCCTGACGCAAGACTTCCTTAGTGTTCAGCTTGTCATAGCTAATATTCAAATAACCCTCAAGAATTGAACTTAGCTCCTTAGCACTTGGCGAAATACGCCCTGGAAGCACATTGGGACGCGGTGGATTGGCAATCAAAGCATTGATAACCGCCTCGGTATTGGTAAAAACACGACTGGAGTTTACCTTCGGTCTGGTCGGTGGAATGCGCGCATTGTTCCACCACGCACAATCACCTTTATAAATTTTTGTGTTGGCTTCCGTTACCTTCTGAATCTCATCCCAAATGGAAGCAGAAGAAGCCCATCGGTTCTCGATGAGTTTTATCAGTTGGTCATCTTTCATATCGAAATACGCCATATTTATATTAAAATTATATTATGCCCTTCAAATTAAGGTGCTGATAAGACAAAAAATATGGCATTTAGGCCATATTTTTCAATGTTTTCTTGTTTTTATGAGACAAACCAAATACTTAAGCTGATGCGGTGAAATTTCGATCCCGTAGTTATAAAATAAGTGTCGGCTCATTTTCTTATAACTCACTCCAAACGGCTTGCGGCAGGAATAGAACCTGGCATCATTCAACATCAAGAAATAAACATCCAACAGAAATTGCCACTTCAAACCCCACTTTTCGGCCATCCGTTTTATTTCAATATCCATATTCCCTAGCTTCTAACTCCTCTTTTAGGTTGTTTTTGAAACCTGAAATTGATTGGACGATTGATTTTGGCGGCTCACCAGCCCCAATTATGGTCGCTGAACCGGAAGCGTGGCTCTGAATTGCCAAGTAGTAATAGAGCAACGCAAAGAAATAATGGTCTTCCTTACCTTCCAATGTATCCCAGACATATCGCTCAATCCCCAAAGCATTTGTCTCTTTTACCCTCCGAAGCGATGAACAATGGTCAAGGAATACCCTAAAATCTTTATCAGAAGGCAAAGCAAATAAAATCTTGCCTTCCAATAATTCCATAACAATTCGGTCAATTATCCTCGACCGGTCGGCAAAAACTATTCCCTGTTTTTCTTTCTCACCCCAACGAATAATGGTGTTGTTCTCTTGATCCCTGCTGAAATGGCAGATAAAGAAGTTGGGGAAAGTGTCTTTATAGTGATGCGCCATCGTATTGTCAGGCATTGCGTCCATAACCGTAATCGGATTGAACGCCATCAAAATCTTGTCCAATTCGTGCCAGTTGGTGAAAGTCCCGACCTTCAAAATCCCCTTCTCGCTTCCAATAACATAATGCTTGATGTTCCCGACATCCACGCCCAAATAATACTGGCCGGTCTCAATATTCTTAGGTGTCCAGTTATCTAAAATGACATGCTTGTCAATTTTTGTATCGCCAGGGCTGTAAGGTTCACCCAAAATAAAGTTATGAAAATACTCAGGATTTTTACCGTCCGCCCATTGGTCTAAAATATAATCAGCGGTAATCCATGGAGCAATAAGAAGCGTAATATGATAACCGCTCCACTTGGCGTTCTCGTCTCCGGTCTTTACCCATTCGCCCCTGCGCCGGTCGTCATCGCTTAATTCAAGACCGCACTCGGAACACTGAAACTTGCGAGTTTTCTGATTGATACTGGCCGGAAAAGTCATCGGACACGAATGACCATCTTTACAGGTAACAAACCATTCTTTCTTGTCTGATAGCTCCCAGTCGGGATCAACACCGTTCCCTTCAATTGACGGGTTGCTCAATGACCAAACGCCTTTGTAATCCGAGGCAATAAGACGGCTTTCAAAGTCTTTATGCTTCTGTTGATCGCCCCTATCTTTTTCGTCTGAAATAAGCAAATCAGCGGTTGTCGCAATAGCCGCCGACTTACTGATTGTTCCCTTATAGTGCAGAAACCTATCGCCAATTTGTTTGCGTTCAATGTTGTCGGATTGAATACCGGCAAACACCTCATTCGCTTGGAGAATCTTATTCGTCTTGGTCGTGACAAACTCCCGAGCATCAGAATCGGTTGGAAAGGTGTGAATGATGTTCCACCCTTTGTATCTTGCCGCATACAAAGACTTCAAGGCCATAGTGGTACTCATCCCAATCTGAGCGCATTTTTTATAAACTTGAAACCTTGACCAGTCGCGCATTGGGTCAAAAAGAAACGGCCTATCGTAAAAATCAATCAAGTCACCCCGTTCATTTTTAATGTTCTGCTCTTTAAGAAAACCAATTATGGAGATTTCCGAGATAGGAATTTCCATGGTTTTTTTAGTTTATTCAATAACTCGCCTCTCGAAGACAAATCCAGTAAATATTGGTTGTATTCTTCATCATTCATGGGAAGCATCACCTCAGCTTTTTCGCTTGGCAATGCTTCCCTGACTACTTGAGCCAAAGTCTTTTCGTCCTCCTTTATCCGCTCTAAATACCGGTCGAATCGTAGAGCCAGAAAAACTGTAAGGCCGGTCAATAGAGCTTCGAGCATATTATTCTTTGATAAACTTCTCGCTCAAACGCGTGGTCTGCAAACAACCGTTATTGTCTAAAAATTGCAATTCATAAACTATCGACGGCAACTTGGTTTCTTCTCCGGCTTCATTCTTGACCGCATCAAACATCATCGTAATCATGCACTTCATTCCGAGAGGATGTTTGACAATTTGTCCAGGAGCGAACTTAGGTTGCACTGCTTCTTCATTTTCCATAAATTTTTGACCCGTAAATCCGTTCAAATTTGGTAGAGCGTTTGCCCTTCAAATCGAACGGTTGAATAATATCTGAATTAAAATATCGGCGTTGCCTGGCGTTCTCGCGCTCTTTAGCCCTGGTTACTTTGTTGAACCTCAGGTCGTTCATACCACAACACCCATCAAATCCTGTTCCTCGACCAAATAGACCATCTTGCCTTCAACTTCAAACTCCTCCGGACTGTATTTCTTGAATAATACTTTATCACCGACTTTAACTTCAATGTCAACTTTTGAGCCAACGCCGAGAACCAATCCGCTTTCCGCTTGACCCTTCGACTGCTCCGGCAACTGAAATGCTTTTGATTCTTCCAACGGCTCAATCAAGATATGAATTCCTAAGGGGGTAATCATATTATTCTTCTTTTAATTCTTGTTCAGCAATTACAACTTCGGTGGTCAAGGCCACCAGAGCGACTGATAGCGCATTCTCGAAAGCCGAGAGTGCAACCTTCAAGGGATCAATGACATTTGTGGCCATCGTGTCTTCAAATTCTTCGGTCAAAACATTGAACATCATTTTTTGTTTCTCGCACAGCTCAAGAATCTTCGCGTCATTATGACCGGCATTCTTGACAATTTGTTTCAGCGGACTGCTCAGAGCCAAGCGCAATACCTTGTCGCCATCGCTCTTGCCTTCAAGCTCATAGGACGCGGCCAGGTAGGCATAACCACCTCCAGGCACTATTCCCATCTCCAAGGCCGCCTGCGAAGCGTAAATAGCGTCCTCAACCCTATCTCGCACTTCTTTACCTTCGGCCTCGGTAGTTTCGGGCAATTTAACAATCGCGGTTTTACCCTTCAAGCGCGAAGCACGCTTCAAGACATTCTTGCGTTCGCTTTCAACATATTGCTTGGCGTGTTCGTTGATAACCTCAATTTGTTTTGCAATCGCTTCTTTCCGGTCGTCATCACAACGGATAGTCGTCTTATCAACCGTCGCAATCACCTGCTTGGCGTGACCCAAGAATGACGGATCAAAATTTTTGAAACTATCTGCTTCGGTCAAGACTGTCGCGCCGGTGTAAGCGGCCAAGTCTTGAAAGGTCTCATCGTGATAGATGTGCGGACTTTTAATTGGAATGAAACGACCCATACCTTTCAGCATTGTCAGCTCAAGCGAGCGCGCAACCGGCGTGTCGTAATCATCGGCGACAATAAGAATCGGCTTGCCTTCTTTCACCAGCGGTTCGACCGCCTTGGCAAAGCCAATCAAATCGTGAATCTTCCCATTAAACAAAAGAACCGCGACATCTTTATAATCAGCTCGTCGCCGTTCTCCATCGGTCAAGTAAGGGCCGCGAAGCAATCCCTTATCTAACTGCATTCCGTCCGCTACTTCAATTTCTTGCTCGCCATAAGTTTTCTCAATCGTTACCAAACCATCGACACCGACTGCTGTTACGGCTTTGGCAACAATTTCACCTAGTTTAGGGTCATTGGCGGAAATGTTGGCAATCTTTGACACATCAGTTGCCGGCATTGATTGATCCTTCAAAGCCGAGATGATTTTGTCTTTACTTTGTTCCAGTTCTTTTTTCAAATCTTGTGGGTCTTTCCCATCGTTAATCAATCGCAAACCTTCCTTGATAAGAGTTTGAGCAATGACACACACAGTTGTAGTGTTATGCGTTACAACATAACCATCTGTTATGTATAAGTGATCGGGATTACTGACTTTAATGCAACGCATTTGAGTCTTTTCAGTCGTCTGTTCAATAGAATGAATTGGAATACCTAACTTATATCCCTTTAATTCAGTAATACGGAAAATTGGTCGGTCTGAATAAGAATCTTCTTGATTTCGCGAATGAATGCGTGAATGAACAGTTATCCCTAAACCGTTGCATAATTCAGTAAAATCTCTTGCTAGTTTCGGAGAGACGGTAGAAAACTCAAAAAGACCGCGAGTATTTATATGACCGTCTGTGTCAATCAAACCGCGTAAAAGCTCTTTTCGTGATTTCTGTGAAGAATAAAGATACGCGGATGGAATAAACTTACTGTCGCTTTTTGTACCGTACAAACCCAAACGCTCCAGACTTTTTTTCAATAATGAATCCTTTAATTTTACACGAATATATTTTTTACAATCTCTTGACGAAGCAGTAACTCCTTCAGGCAATTTCAACTTTTTTAGAATATGTCGTTTTTTGAAACCAAGAGACAGTTCAATACTTCCGGTTCCGCTTAAACTTCCATCGCCGAGTAATACGCCAAGAAAATACGGGTCTAATGGCATTTCGTCTTTGTTTTCTTGAAAATCAACCTCATTATTTTGGATATAAAAAAGATGGCGAATCTCGCCTGTTTTATTTGTTTTTACAGGCCCACGATCAAATAACTGTTTTGTCGTCATCAATTTACTTTTACCCTTCCAAAGTTCCGAAGAAACTTGCCAAAGATGTTCCTCCGAACATAAAACTACCCTTCCATCAATTAATTCAACCTTATAAATTTGTTTTACTCCCTTATCAAAAACACCAATAACTTTTTGTTTCGTACCATTCGTTCCACAAATTTCCATGCCCTGCTTAATCTCTTTCATGGCAACAAACCCTGTTGGAGTTAAAACTTTACTCCAAAGAGGTTGTGGACCATCGCCTGCCTTATCGCAAGTATTTATCGCCGCCTCTTTGATTAAACGCGCACCATGCGCTGATGCAGTGTCCTCAAACAATTCGACATCACGGGCAACCGTAACCCCGTCCTTTGTCGCGTGGCCGTAACTGGTAAAAACCGTCCGGCCTTTAGCTCCCATTGTAGTCTTGACTGCATTAGCAACGGCATTGACACCATTAAGAATCTTCTCTCGAGCCGCCTGACCATGAAAACGAACACGGACAAGTGGACTGCCTTTTTGATCTAGCATAGTGCTTAATCATTTATTAAGATTTTTAGATTTCATTTCGGTTTCGTAAATATCACTCATAGCTTTTTGAGCTTCCGGTGATAATTGCGAGAACGAATTGATTTTTTCACCTTTGGTCGTGTGGTCAAATTCTTGACGGTCGCTCCAACCAAAATTTTTAAGCGCAAAAATATCGCCTGAACGGCTTTTATGACGCAAATCTTTTTCATAAGCGTTATGAATTTTCATCTTAGCTTTTTTAATGAGCCGAATTATCTCAGGCGGAACTTTATCGTGTTGACCTTGTTTATTTTTCTCGTAATTCAACAAAGTGTCCCTGTCGCAATCCATTGCCATCGCCAGTCCGGTTACAGTCCAATCTTCCTCCGGTGTCGTATTAAAATAATCTTCAATCACTAATCTCAATTTTTCAATATCCTCAATTTCGTCAAACTTAAAAGGTTTTGCCATATTCAATAGGTTATTATTTCAGGTTCATTTTTTCGATCCCAGTAAGTCCAAATCTGCAAAGAACACCCCGGTGGTTTAGGAAAGTTCAAATAGCGAGCCAATTCCTTTCCGTAAACCCTTCGGTTAGATTTGACTTGAATAAACAAAATCCCATCATCCCGTATGGCCATCAAATCCCATAGACCGAATAAATCCTGCTGTTTCTGAAATCGACTAGGGTTCTTTGTTAGTTCGACCAGATAACCAAGACCCAGTAAAAAATCCCGTGCCTTCAATTCATTCTTCCTACCCTTCCTCCTCGTGTTCACCATATTGATTTTATCATACCATAAAAATCCAAATTCAA